ACCTCGCTACCGAAAGCCACCTCGAAGGCATCCCACTCCGCCGTGCTATCGGAGAGCTTGATACCCGCCGTCTGCGCCCACGTCGAGCCCGTCTGGTTGCCATCGTCGAGATAGAGTTCCGTGAAGGCGCGGACTTCGAGGTCGCCCGCCTCGGACTCAACGACACCATCCGTCCGACCAATGAGAATCGGTCGCGTGAGGCTCGACGCCAGGCGGATGCCCTGACCGAAGTCGTTGGACTGAGCGTTGTTGGCGAACGAATCCACGTCCGAGCCGATAGCCAACTCGGTGTTGCTCGTACCGGAGTTCTCGGTGAGGGTGAAGAGGGCGGCGTTCGCGAGGTCGCGAATCGTCCAGTAGATGCCCGCCGAGTTGAGGTCGAGGATGGCGTTCGTCGTGAGTTCAACCGGGGTCGTGCCCTGGTTGTTGTAGACCTGCTGACGGGTCGAGGACGACGTGGAGGGCACGTCGAGTTCCGCGCCACGGAGGAAGTCCTGCTCGTTGAGGTCTTCGAGCGCCTTGCGGGTGGCCGACGCGAAGTGGATGACCTTGTTCTCGATGTCCGCCACCGGGACGGCTTCGAGGTCGTTACCCGCAGCGTTGACACGAACGAACGAAAGCTGGGCTCGGTCTGGCGACGTGCCCGTCATCGTGGAGCCGTCGGTGTTCGACTCCGTTTGGAAGAGGGCGAAGATTTGCCGCTGGTCCGAAAGAATCGGGTCGTGGGTGACCGAATCAATGACCTGGCACAGGTTCTTCGGGCTGATGTTGGTCGAACCCGTGACCTCGGCAAGCGAGTGTGACCCGAAGGAGGCGTTGTAAGCCGCCACCGTCCCGAGGGTCGTGACCGCACCGATGGCTGCCGTCGTGTTGGCGGGAAGCTGACCCAGAGACAGGACGACGTAGTTGTTGCCAGCGCCGACCGTGACATCGACAATCTGGTAGGCCGTGACGAGAACACGCTTGCGTTCGAGGTCGTGAAGCTGCTGGTTGAGCCCGTTGATGCCGCGCTGCGTGCCGTTCTCAAACGTGCTGGGAGCCGAGATGTCCGTGTACCAGTCACCACCGGGGAACGCTGCTCCGCTCCGGTTGATGATGCTCGCGACCTGCGAACGGAGACTGTTGAGGTCGTCCTCGATATGGACGGTGTTCGTCTCGTAGTTCGCCAACGACGGCGCGATGGTGTCGTCGTAAACGTCCGACTTGCGGATTTGCGTGTCTTGCCGAATGAATGTGCGACCCATGCCTAACTCCTACGCAAAGAAGACTATTGCGTGACGATGTAGTCCGCGAACAGCTTGTCGCCGGGCTTGGGGGCCACAGCTAGAACAACCATGTCGTAGCCGGTCCCGTCGCCTTCGCTCTCGTCGAGGGTGTAGTCGTCGGGCCAGAACAGTCTGATTCCATTATAGAAGATGCGTATCTGGATATAGGGTGGGTCGTGAACGAACTTTTCTTCCGGCGCTACCGTGAACGAGGTATTCGACCCGTCGATGACCCCGAAAAGCGAGATACCTGTTCGGAAGCGGGATGTGGGTATAAAACGAGCAAGGTAGGGATAGTTTACGGGGCGCACTCATCCCTCCCTCTCAATCCTCCCGCTTGGCCTCGACCGTCAACTCCTGCACTCGAAGCGTCGGTTTGGGGGCAAGCGGCTTCGGCAAAGGGACGGCCCGCCGACCAAGCGCCTGTCCCGAGTTTCCCTTTGCAGACCAACCAAGACCGAACGCGCGCCCCAGAAGAACGCGCGTATCAGCCTCGGCCTCAAGTACCGCTTCGAGTTCAACTTTCGCCACGTTACTGCCTCGTCCGCACCGTCAGACGGGGGACTGCTGGGGGCTGAGGGACTTGACGCAACACCGGAGGAGGCGGCGGAGGTACGAACTTGCGCGGTGGCGCGTGCTTGACGGTGAGGTCGAGAGCGACGAACGAAGAGTTCGCCGACCACGATGCAGCGACAGGCACATCCGCGAGCAGAGCCCCCATCTCAGACGACCCCGTAATCGCCACACCGGCAAGGGGGCAGTCCCCGAGAAGCGGCGCAGAGATAACGGAACCCGCTGAGAGAGCAGCATCGAGAGGGCAATCCCCCAGAAGCGACGAAGCCGAGGCTGAGTCGCCCAACCAAGCCGCCCCAAAGGGAACGTCCCCGAGAAGCGGCATGGTAGCGGATGAGTCCGCCATCAACGTCGCCCCGAGGGGACAAGACACCGTGAGGCCCATGACGACCGATGAATCGGCCGTCCACGAAGCCCCAAGAGGCACGTCCCCAAGGAGCGGCGCGACGACGGAGGAGTCGGCCGAAATGGCCGCGTCGAGAGCTTCAGCGGCCATGTGTCACCTCATTGTTCCGTGATGGAGAGCGTACCGACGGCGAAGCTCGCCGTGTCGCCGGGGTCGATGGTCTTCGACGCCGCGAGGTTGCCGAAGTAGAGCATGTTGCCCGTACCCTGGTCGTGGATGGCCGCCGCGACGACGGTGCCCCAGAGCGCCGTGGCGACCGGGAAGGTCACGAGGGCCGAGTTCTGAGTGACCCCGTTCGCCGGGGCGTCGAACGTGATGACCTGACGCGCGTACCCCGTGCCGATGGTGCTCACCTCCGTACCACCGCCGCTCGCCGTGGGGGCCACCGTGTAGAGGGCAACCTCGACCGTCGCGGGCGAAGTCTCCCCCGTCACGTCGGCGCGGAGGAAGAAGTTGAGGATGGAGTTGTCGAGCGTGTAGGACTTGGCAGCCATGTGCGGGTTCTCCTAGTCGAGAGAAACGAGTTATTTCATGTGGCAGAGCGATTTGAGTGTCTTCAAGTTGTGGGCGTAGGGGTTCGCGGCGACCTTGCCGGTGTTGTTGAACCACGCCGCCTTCAACTCATCGACGTTCGAGACGCTGGAGTCGAACACGAAGAACACCTTGCCGGAGTCAACGTGCCTGTCCGTGCGCTTCAACTCCACGCCTGCCGTCTGAAGGTAGGCCGCGAAGTAGAGGTCGCTGGTCTTGAACTCTGCTCCTTTGCTTGACATTTTCATCTCCATCTAGGGCACCCGTCGTCAGACGAGGGTGAATACGTTGCTGACGAGACTGGTGTACTGCACCTGAACCTTGGTGCCGACACCGACACCCGCCGGGACGAGCGCGGCGGGGATGATGATTTGCGTGTCGGACACCTTGCCACCGGCCGTTGCCGTGATGGTGTACTGGTTGAGCGTCACGAAGCCGGTCGTCACCGAGGGAAGGATGAACTTGACCTTGGTGAGGAGGTCTTCGGCGTTCGGAACGCCAAAGCTCGCGAGGCCCGTGCCCGTGAGCGTGACCGCTCCAGGAACCGGGACGCCAAACTGCGCGTTCAAGAGCGTCGGAAGCGTGTTCGCAATCGAGAACAGCGTCGAGCCGTCATCCTCGACAACCGTGACCGCAGGACCCGAGACGATGGCCGGGATGCGGTTCGGGTCGGGGTTGAAGCTGGCGCTACGCGCCTTCGCGATGTCGCCGACGAGGAAGCTCTTGACCGCCACGTCCGTCTCGATGAACTGCGGCGCGATGGCGTCGGCCGCCGCGTCCACCTGCGCGGGGGTGAGCCCGTCACCAAGCTGGAGCTTGACGTTGGCGGAAGACACGTTGAGAGGGCCGCCCACCGGGAGAGTCGCAAGGATGAACGCTGCCGGGGTCGGCACCGTCTTGCTGGCACCACCGACTGCGAGCCCGAGCGGCGTGTTGGCGGTCGAGCCACCGGCCACCGAGTCCACCTGAAGGTAGGTTCCCGTGCCCTTCGTCTTCGTCTGAAGCCACAGACGAACCGGAGAACCCGCGATGGCCGTGAAGTTGGCCGTCACGAAGAGCGCGTTGAGAGCGGCGACGAGCGCCGTCATGTTCGCGTAGACCGCCGCCGGAATCGTGAACGTCGTGTAAGCGCCAGCCGCCGAATCGCGGAGCTTCAGGGCGTCATTCACGCCGAGGTTGATGGCGAGCGGGAAGACGAGGGGGGCGCTCTGAAGAGAGGCCGGGATGCTCGCTGCCATCATCGCCCCAACGGTGATTGCCGTGGGACGCGACAGGTAGCGCGTCTGCCCCTCGGGCTCCGTGGGGAAGTTGGCTTGACTGGTTGACTCCAGGTCAGCCAGGAAGATGGGGCTGGGAATGTCTCCGCGAATGACTCCGACGCGCATGATTCAGGCTCCTTGTTTCTTACTCGGCGGCGGGTAGCTTCCCCCGTTGCGAGTCCTCTTTGAGGAGCCGCAAGACGGCCCCGTAGTCGCTGTAGAACGCCGCGATAGCGCGGACGAACTTGAGTTGGTCCCCCTTCCAAGTGAAGTGCGCCTCCCGCACGGCGAACCGCATCCGAGTGAGATGCTTGATGTAGAGGCTCCCTCGGTCGAGCGACTCCATCTCATCGCTGGCTGCGGCAAGATGGGTGTACCGGCGCACCACGTCGCGCAGAAGGGCTTGAGCTTGGGGAACGAAGAGCAAGTCCTTCGGCTGCCAAATCTTCTCGACGGGCTTGATGTCGCCCGCTTCTTCTTCGAGAAGCCAAGGGAGGAGCCGGTAGTCCACACTATCAGACCAGAGCGAAGGGGGTGGAGGCTTGGTCATCCGCCACAACCTGCACGAAAGTCGTGCCCGCTGCGACGCCCGGCACGAGAGCCGCCGGGATGAAGATGGACAGGTTGGCGACCGTGCCGCCACCCGCGATGATGGCCGCCTCCGTGAGGGTCAGCGGGCCGCCCGTGCCGGTCACGAGCACCGTCGAGGTGTTCGGGGCGAGGGACACGAGGTTCGTGCCCGTGATGGTGATGTCACCCGCGCCGGGAACACCAAGCTGCGCGTTCGTCACGGTGGGTGCCGCCACGTCCGCCATCGTGAAGCTGACGACCGAGATGAACCCAGAGTCCGCGAGCTTCTTGATTTTGCCCTTACCCGCCGAGAAGTTGACCCGCTCCGTCTGGCGGAGGTCGAGGTAGCCCGGAATCGTCGGGTCGGTCGGCTTCGTCAGCGGGATGTAGCAGGGCTGCTTCGGGTAGTTGGCGTACCCGTCGCGGTCGTACGCCTTCGGGTCCGCCGTCGAGCCAAGACGATGCGTCTGCTTGTTCGGCAGCCCATCGTCGATGTCATCGACGAGAATCGGCGAGTTCATGGACTGGTTGTGAATCAAGCGCAGCATCCGAGGCTCCTTGGTGGGTTACGGGCTAGTCGATTTGACGGCGGCATAAGAAGAAGTGCGAGCGTCAAATCGGGTTCGAGACGGTTGCCTCGATGGAGAGCTTGGCTTGTGCCCCATTTCCGCGCACCCAGAGGCTTGCAGCCTTCGCGGTGAACGTCGAGAACTGGGGTTGGATGGAGTTCTGCCGAAGCAGGTACTCCGGCCCGCCAGGCTCGAACGCCACGAAGGCATCCGTCCCGGCCTCTTCGTTGAGGATGCGCCAGTCGCAGAGCAGACGGGGGAGGTCGAGTTGCAGCGAGCCCGCCACCGTCGCCGCGTTGGGGGCGTTTCCCCGCAGGAGAATGTGGCCGTACCCGCGCGTGAGGAACTGCGTCTGGTCGGGAAGCACGAGCGTTGGAGCACTCACCTGCGTCTCGACACCTGCCCCATCGACGTGGAACAGTTCAAGCCAGAACTGGTTGGCGTCCGTGAGCCCGTAAGTCGTCGGGTTGAAGACGACCCGCACCTGGCCTCCCGTCGGCTGCGTCTCGATGACTCGTCGGTCCACACCCACGTCGTCGAGGAAGCCAAACTTCGGAGCCGTCAGGATGGTTGCGAACACCCCGTCGAAGTTCGCTGACGCCTTGAGGCGGTAGCCCTCGACACCCGCGACACGCTTGGTGAAGAGGTCAACGATACCGGGACGACGACGAGCGACCGAGAAGATGCGGTTCATGGCGTACCTTCCTGCTTCACAAGGGAATCATAGGTGGAGGCCGCCTCGCGAGCCGCCGACACGTCCTGGGTTTCGGTCAGGGCCTTGTCGAAGGCCGCCTGCTTCGCATCGGCCCACGTTCCCGTCTGCTCCCCAGCGAAGTTCGGGACGAGCTTTGGGTTCGGCGCGTGGTCACGCTGCCGTCGCTCCATCACCCCTTGCCGAGCGGCGCGGTACTTGTTCTCCTTCATGGCCTTCGATACCCAGCCGCCGGACTCTCCGTCCTTCAGCACGAACCGCACGTCGCCGGGCGAGAACACGAGGTTCACGGCTCCGTGGCAGGTCGAGCACTCCAGGTTCTTGGTGCCGAGCTTCACGGCGTCGTAGTCCGAGAAGGACAGGCGCACGTCATGGTTCTTCTGGCACGTCTCGCAGCGGGTTGCGTAGGTGGGCATCTGATTCTCATTTCTTCTTCGGGATGGACCATCCCTCGATGTGGTTCAACACCGCCGCGACGTGCTTGCACACGCGGTTGATGCGCTCGGGGTCTTTGATGTCGGGCGTCGAAGCCGTGCCCCGAGGCTTGCCGTCGATGAACCGCTCCTGCTTGGCGTGATACTCGGAGCCGAGCCACCGCCACGCCTCACACGAGCAGGTGAGGGCAAGCTCCAGCTTCGTCATCGCGACGATGTTGCCCTTGCGTTCAGCTTTGAGCTTGATGGCCTTCGGGCCGTTACCGCAATCCACCGCGAAAATCCACCGCAGGTTCGGCACGTCCACGCGCTTGGTTGTGACCCCACACTTCTTCGCTCGCGAGAGCGTCTTGGGGTTGAGCCCCTGCATGACCTCGCCGAGCCGGAGCGCGACCTTGACGGTTGGCTCGGGCGGCAGAACGAGGGTGTGGGCGGAACGAAGCTGGAACAGAGCGACCACGAACTCGGGGTCTACCGAGGCGTAGTGCTCGTGGGGCCGCTTGTCGCGGTACGGGTACTTCGTCTTGACGGTCGTGTCCCACTCACCCTTGCCGAGCGCGCCGATGCCGTCGTGCTTGTCGGCGTTGTCCTCGCGGGTGTCGATGCGGGAGCGTTCCTTCGTCAAGTCATCGGCGTTATCGACTCGCTTGATGGGCTCGTCGTCTTTCCGTGGCTCGCGAATGTCGGACTCGGGCTTCGCGTAGGTCGCGGTGCCGGGGATGCTCGGGTCGAGCGGCATCCCTTTCCCACCGGGGCCGCCCGAGGGGAGCTTCGATTCAGCCACGGTGGAGAGCCCCCCGTGACCGTACGCCGGTCGGGTCACGAGGGGCTGCTGCATGGTCAAGCCTTCCAGGGGTCAGAGGAGGCGTAGACGGTGTGAGCGCGGTCGAGCTTGATGCCGAGCTTCTTGGCCTCGGCCAAGAGGACTTGGCGAGCCATCGTGTTTTGCACGGCGTCCGTCTGGTCCGTGTACCACTCGCCTGCCTCGGCCGACATCTTCGCATCCGAGAGCCCAAGCTGCGTCACTTGCGATTGACGAGGCGGGCTATCCCACTTCGACGCTTCCGCGATGGCGAAAGTGACGTGAACGAGCTTGTTCTGCACCAACTTGAGGCGAGGGAACCCACGCTCCTTCACGGCTTCGGGGTTCTCGAACATCTCCTTCATGTCGTCCTTGCCGAGGTGCTTCTCGATGGCCTGCATCACCTGCTGCATGACCTCAAGGGCTTCCGCCTTCGGGTTCGAGGCAGTCTTGAACTTGTCCCCGTGCTCCTCGGTCATCGCCTTCCACTCGGCGGCGTCTTCCTCGGACATGTTCTCGGTCGGGTCGGCGGGCACACCCTTCTCGAAGCGAGCGGCCTTCCAGTCGTCGGCAACGGGCTCGGAGGAGGCGGACTTCTTCTTCGGACGCACGTCGATGTAAGCCACGTCCTCGTTGGAGTGCCCGTCGGGGTTCGCGCGGTTCTTGGTGAAGTCCACAGTCACCACGCCGTCCTTCTTCACGCGAACGACCTTGCCGGTGAACTTCTCCTTTTTGGGGGAGTTGGGCCACGGAACCCCCAACTCCATCTCCACCATGTCGCCCTTCTGAGCCTCTTCGATGGGAACGATGCGAGCAGCCGTCTTGACCTCAGCGGTCTTCACGGGCACGCAGTTCGGCACCATCTCGCCGCCCTTACCGGGCTTGAGGCCCTCGGCAACGTAGCCCTTCCAGCAGGCGTCTTCGAGGCCCTCATCGGCGGGCTCGTCCGCCGTGACGGCAGCGGCGCGGTAGCCGTACATGTCCTCGTCGGCCGCCATCGCGCCGAACTCACGGGCCGCCTTCTCGGCCTTGTCACCCGTCAGGATGGTCTTCGTGCGCGGGTAGTAGAACACCTTGTCGCCCTTCTTGAAGGGCTTGCCGTCCTGGTCCTTGCCGGGGTACTTGGCGGTCATCCAGTAGGGGTCGCCGTAGGCCGCTTGCTTCTGGAGCACGTCGGACTTCGAGGCATCCTGCTTGATGGCCGTCGAGAGTTGGGCGACCTTCGCGCTCAACCCGAGGAGCTTGTCGGCGTACTTGGGCGAGACGAGGCTGATGGCCTTCGTCATCGACTGCATCGTGTTGAGCCCGTGGACGGCTGCGGAGCGGTCGTGGCCGTTAGACGCCGACATGGCTGCCCGCTTGGCATCTGACGCCGCCAGGTTGAAGGCCATGAGCGCCGCCGACCCCGCACCGAAGCCGCTGAAGTCGAGGTCATCATCCTCTGCGGCCGACTTGTCCTTCACCACGTCCTTGTTCTTCTCGTGCATCTCGTCGATTTTCTCGACCGCTTCGTCCGAGATGTCGGGGTTGACCTTCTTGAAGTCCTCGCCCGCACCGGCTTCGAGCTTCTCGTCGGCGACGAGGGCATCCGCGAGAACGCGCCGAAGGCTCGCAACGAGGTCGTTGCGGCTCGGGTGCTCGGTCGTCCGCAGGTACTCAGCAGCCTCACGGAAGTACCCGACGGGGTTCTTCTCGGAGGCGGTCTTCGCGTTGCCTTCGAGGCGCGCGATGAAGCGAGCCAGGTCGGCGGTCGGGACGGAACCCTTGGCCTCCGTGACCTTGGCGAACAGTTCCAGCGTACGAGCAGCTTCCTTGGCGTTCATTTGCGATGACCTCCGCTTGAGGTAGTGGAGGCGCACGTCGTCGAGAACGCGCTCCAGTTCCTCGGCTTTCTCGGGCTTCAAGCCCTGCTTGATTTCTTCGTAATCCATGCGGGCAGCAGCCATCGCCGCCGCATCGAGTGCCTTGTCGAGCTTGAAGAGAACGTCGGGGATGCCGTGAATCAAGTCCGCCGCGACCTCGAAGAAGTGGTCACGTTTCTCGGACTTCTCGACGAGTTCGAGGGCCTTGGCGACGTACTGCTTCAACTGCGCCGCGCGCAGGCGAGCATCCCCAAGCTCCTCCATGAGGTAGACCACGATGCCGGACGCGATTTTGTCGTCACGTCCGGCAGTTCGGCTCATGCACCCGTTCGGCGTAGGTTCCACGCCGATAGACGCCGCACAAGAGGACTATGCGCCGAAGACGGAGGGGAACTCTTCGAGCAGCTTGGCCTTGAAGGCATCCGACTCGGCCGCGAACACGGCTCGAAGGATGTCCTCCCGGTCCTCATAATCCGCCGCAAGCCGAGCGAGCTTCTTGCGGTCAGGTGCCGAGAAGTCGTAGTTGGCGGGGAAGTCCTTGCAGAGGGCCTTGGCGACCTTCAGGCGCGCGTCGGCCGTCCCGTCGCGGAGCATGACGGGCTTCTGGGCCTCCTCGCTTCTGGGGTGGGGGTCGGCCGCCTTCTTCTTCGGGCCGTTCGTGTTCTTGAACACGATGCCGTCCTCGACGTGCTCGGTTACGGCAGCCTTCTCGCCGAAGTCCACAGGGTCGGCCGTCTCGATGCCTCCACCCGTTGTCACTTTGGCGGTGACGCCCTCGCGCGTCTCGGCCTTCGCGGTCTTGACCTTGGCGACGGGCTTCGCCATCGGAGTCGCGTCCGCGTACTTCGAGCGAGCCGCCTCTTTCTTGGCGAGGTACTCCGACCGTTCCTCCTCGCTCATACGAGCAAGGTAGTCCGACTCCGAGAGCCCCTCTCCGGCGTCGATTTGCACGCTGTCCGCCTGCCGGAGCGCCGTCCCAACGGACTCGGCCGTCAGCACAGTACGGGAGTTCTTGGCCCGCTCACCGGCCGCCGTCTTGAGCCTGCGGACGGGCACACCGTCCTGCATCTCGACCGACCCACCGACTTCGTTGCGGAGGGGCTGCCCATGACGGTAGCTCGCGTTTGCTTGTCGGGCTGCTGCTGCATGGCTCACGGCGTTGCCGACCTCGCGCTCGTCCGTCTCAGCCACGACGGCGACCTTCTTGGTCGGGGTCTTACCCTCGAACGGGTTGCCGCCCTGGGTTGGGTGGCGAACCTGAATGTTGGCGGACACGGGACGCTGCTCCTCGGCACCCTCCCAGAAGGCCGCTGCCGGAACGAGCCAGCCCGACCGAACCGCGCCGCGAAGCTGCGGCATCGTGACCTCGGAACCGTCCACCTGGACCTTGGTTCCGTCGAAGTGGATGTCCATGCCCCGGCTGATTTGGAGGCCGGTCGAACCGAGCGCGAACCCACGGGTCGCGATGAAGTGCTGCATCTCGCCGGAGCGGTAGCTAATCTGATCCATGTCTGATTCTCCTCGTGAGGGCAAGGGGTGCCCCCTAATGAAAAGCAATAAGTGAAAATGCGACGGCCCCCGTTGGTACTCGGGGGGCTCGACTCGTAGAGGGAGTATGAGCAACCTCGACACCCTCGCCGCCGCCCTCTTCGCCAACGTCCAGACCCTCGTCGCGGAGGCCCGCAAGGCCGAGGCGAAGGCCGCGAACCTCCCCGAGGTCGAGGCCGACGTGGCCGCGCTGCTCGACGCCCTCGCGGTGGCCGAGATGGAAGCCCGCCACCACTTCAAGAAGTTCCCCCGCACGGATGCGTGGGAGGGGGCCTACAACAACGACCCCGAGGTCGAGGCCGACTGGAAGGCCGTCTGCGCGGCCCGCGAGAAGGCTATCGGGGCCATCACCCGATTCGCGATGGCGCGCTTCGAGGCCGCCTCGGTCGCGAAGGCCGCCTGAGCGGTTCACCTGAGAGGGCTGGGGATGACCCCTAGCCCTCTTGTCGTTTCCCGAGGGGTATGCGTCAGACCGCTGCCCAGAGAGTAGTCCACAGGTTCATGCAAGCCAGCGAGCATATCGAGATGAAGGGGGCCATCATGTTCTCGGCCCCCGCCGTGCGTGCCGCCCAGGAGAAGGGGGAGGAAATCCTCGCCCGCCTCATCGGGCAGGAGAAGGCCGACGAGATGGTCAAAGCCCGCAAGGCGCGCGACGGCGAGAAGGCTCACGTCACCATCGCGGGACCGAAGGACGCCAAGGAAGCGGTAGCCCAGAAGGCCGCGAAGGACGGGCTCTCGAAGGGTGCCGCCGAGAAGGCCATCAAAGAAGACCTTGCCGGGATGCGCGGTGGGAGCTTCACCGTGAAGGGGCTCGGGCACGCCGAGGGTGGTGGCAACGAAGCCTACTTCGTGGTCATCGACTGGCCCGGTGGGCGAGAAATCCGCGAGAAGCTCGGGCTCTCACCGGACGGTCAGGACTTCCACGTCACCGTCGGTTTCACGGGCGGGGACGTTCACGGGGTCCGCAAAGACAAGGTGGTTGCCCGTTGATTCCAGACGGGCTCACCTCGTAGAGGGACCATGAGCCACATCGTCGTCACCCCCGCCTACGGCCGCGACTATACCTCCAGCGAGGCGGCTTCGGCCGCCTGGGCCGCTGGCAAGGACTTCATCCTCCGCGACCCCACGTCTCGTTGGGATGGCAAGCCCATCAACAACGAGGATGCGGAAAGCGCCGGTATCACCTTGGTCAACATCCGCTATGCGGGTGGGACCAAGGTGACGGTGGTCCGGCTCTAGGCCGCCGTCAGGGCATCGAGGTAGCCCTGGGGAACCCCCACCTGGGGGGTAGGCCCCGCCGAAACACCGGACTGAGCCGCGAAGTCGTCCACGGCCTTCGCGGTTGAAGGCCCCCAGAGGCCATCGACCTTGATGGTGTAGAGGCCGAGCGCCTGGAGCTTGCGCTGGGCGACAATCAGGCGGTCCTTCGTCCAAGTGACGAACGCTTGAGCGGGGTCCGATTCCACGACGGGCTGCACGAAGAGTTCTCCCTCGCTCTTGCGGCGGTTGTAGAGGCCGGGAAGCGTCTGGAGGACGCCCTTCACGCGAGCCTTCGACCAGGCGAGCAAGGCCCCCGGTACTTGGTCGAACTGACCGGCGTTCACGGCGTTGCCGACGTTCGTGTTCACGAGCCCACCTTCGCCGACGTTGAACGTGAAGCTGACGAGCGCCGCAAACTGGTTCTCGTTCAGCGGCACAGTCACGTTCCGGTAGACACCCTTCTCGAACCGCTCCACGTCCTTGCGGAGCAGGTCCATCGCCTGCTCCTGGGTGATGGTAGCCGGAAAGCTCTCGCCAGGGAGGACGACGTGGCCGTACCCGATGGTCGGCTTCCCAGCCGGGCAGATGTACTGCTTCAGGACGCAACCCTCCCACTTGGCGATGAGGTCGAGGCCCGCTTGGTTGGTCTTGAGGTTCTCGTTCATGGGGGTGCTCCTGAAGGTAGGGTTGTACTCTGGCAGAAGGATTGAAAGAAAGGCGAAAGCCCGGCCCCCTTGCGGGAACCGGGCTTTCTGACCGACCCTCACGGGTCACCAGCGTCAGACGCGGGTGACGACCATGCGGGTGAGGCCCTTCGGGTTGAACGCGCCGATGCCGACGTTCTCGAAGCACGAGAAGCCGATGGTGCGCGCCTTCGGGTCGTCCGCCGAGAGCACGGTGAGTTCCGTGCGGACGGGGAAGCGACCGAAGTTCTCCGGCTCGCAGCAGACGTACACGAAGCCGACCGGGACGAGACGGCTCGTGATGATTTGCGCGCCCCAGAGGACCGCCTGGAGGCCGGTCTTGAGCAGCGTCGCCTGCGACTCGATGTCGAGGATGTCACGGCCGAACTTGCGGATGTCCGCGTAGTCCGTCGCGTTCATGTAGATGCGAGCCACGCGGAGGTCGTGGCGCTCAATCTCCGCGAACGCATCCGCGAGGACGCTCGGCGAGATGGGGGCGACCACGGCCACGTCGGGGTTCGTACCGCCGGGCAGGGTGTCGAAACCGCTGACCGCGATGCTGTCGAGCACCGCGAAGACGCGCTCGTCCTCGGCAGCCTGAATCTGCGCCTTCGCGAGGTCCTGGCTGCGCTCGATGAGGTCGAAGCGACGCTCCTTGATTTGCGTCAGCGGAATCTCCGGGTTCGAGGCAATCTCGAACAGCGGGAAGATGACGCGACGCGGCTTCTGGATGGCGAGGATGTTCTCGCCCTCCTCGCCGACCACGAACGCCGTAACGTCCGGGTCCTTGTCGTAGATGGGCAGCGCGCCGTCGGGAAGCTGCTCGACCAGGAAGGTCTTGCGGCCGACCGCCGTGTAGTCGCGGCGGAGACGGAGCGGCTGAATCATCGAGGCAGCGAGCTTCGCGCGGCCAGCGGCCGTCTTGATGTACTCGCTGATGATTTGCTGCTTGACTTCGTTGGAAACCGTGGTGCTCATGGGCTCTTTCTCCTCTTCCTTCGGTTGACTCGTCAGACGCGGAGGTCGAGGACGAGGAGGCTGGAGTTGGCGTCGGGAGCAACCTTCACGACGCCCATGAGAGTGGCAGAGCCACCCGCAGCGACTTCGTAAGCGTCACCCGAGACGTTGGTGAGGAGCCCGTTGACCGAAGCGAAGAGCTTGTCGCCGGGGGCGTAGGTGATGGGCGTACCCGCGCCACCGCCAAGCTGCACCTTCGTCTCGTAGAGCGAGACGCCGACACAGCTACCGCTGCCGCACACGTAGGGTCCACGGCCCGAGGCCACGCCGGGCGTGTTCTCGAAGGCGTTGCCGATGGCATCGTTCAGGAAGATGCCGAGGGGCAGGAACTTCGCGTTGTAGACGCCACCGGGGGCAACCGGACCACCGTGGTAGCCGTTGCCGTAGTCGGGGCGCGTGAAGGCGACGGTGCTTCCGAGCACGCCGACCTTGGTCACGTTGGTGAGGGTGGTGGACTTCTGCGTGGTGACGACAGGGGGGTTCGCCTGCGTGAAAGCGTCCGGCGTCAGAAGACCCAGCGAGTTGCGGGTCACGACGTGGAGAAGCTGAACACGGCTCGACGTTTCCTTGAAGTCACCCGAAGACTGTCCGCCGATTGCGTAGGTCGTCATTGTGAACTCTCCTCAATGGGCGTTAGCTTTGGGACTTCTGGTCTGATTCGATGTAGGCACCGACGGACTCGGTGAAGTCTGCGGCGCGAGGCTCCGAGTTAGGGAGCCTCGCTGCCGGAAGGGGTAGTCACCGGAAGGCGTCCGAGACATCCGGGGCCGACGGCCAGAGAGCCGCCAGCTTGTTCACGTCGCCGCCAGCGTTGCCGCCGAGGCCACCGCCAACGCGGCTGACGCCCTGCGTCGGGCGGGTGCCGACCGTACGGGTCGAGGCCGTGCGGGCCATCGCCGTCTTGCCCTGCTGACCCTGCTCCTTCGCAGGCTCCTGCTCCTTCTTCTCGCCCTGCTCGGCCGCGAAGAGGGTCATGAGCACGTCGTCCTCGGGTCCGAGGCCCATCTCGCCAGCGTCCATCGGCGAGGGCTCCATCTCGATGCCCATCTCCGCGAGCCCGGCGTCGCCCGGCTCCATCATGAGCATGTCGGCGAGAGCCGCGTCATCGGCCTCGGCCTCGAAAGCCACCGGCTCCTGCTGGGCCATCGGCATCTGACCCGCCATCGGGGCCTGCTGGGCCATCGGCATCTGACCGGCCTGGATGGCCGCCATCGCCTGAGCCACAGCCTGACCGACAGCCTGGGCAACCTGCGTCTGACCGCCACCCGCCTGGATGGAAGCCATCGCCTGCGCCACAGCTTGCTGCACGGCGGTCTGGATTTGGTCGGCCTTCTTCTTCTGGCCCTGACCCTGCTCCTTCGCGCCCTGCTCGTCCTGCTGGGCCTGCTTCTTCTGCTGACCCTGAGCCTTCGCAGACTCCTGCTCCTTGGCAGGCTCCTGCTCCTTCTTCTCGCCCTGCTCCTTCTGCTGGGCGAGCTTACCGGCCCACATGCCACCGGCAACCGGGGCCTGACCCTGCTGGGCGGCCTCGATGGCAGCCTTCACCTGCTGCACCTGAGCGAGGCACTCCTGCGCCGCCTGAACGTCGCCCTGCGCCATGCACTCCTGCGCCTGCTGCATCATCGTCGCCATGCAGCCCTGAGCGGCCTGCACGTCACCGTTCGCGAGGCACTCCTGCGCCTGCATCGCCTGAGCCTGCACCTGCTGGGCGACCGTCTGCTGACCGGCGACCTGAGCCTGCGGGCCGTTGGCGAGACGGTTGAACGTGTTGATGAGGTCGGCGTCCGGCATGTGCATGAGAGCGACAGCCTGGTCCTCGACCGCAGCGTCGCCCGCCGCGCCGACCATCATGCTGGCCGTCTTGATGCAGAGGTCGGCCTTCTTGAGGAGGAGGCCGTGGTCCGCCGCCGTCTTCTCGGGGTGGTTGAACGTGTCCTTACGCATGTCTGCCATCCCGATCTCGTTGCGCTTGACCTGACCACCCGCGTACTCGGCCTCCCAGGTGTCCTTGGAAGGATGGATGTCCTCCGCGAAGGTGCTGGGGTCGCCGATCACGTAGTCGTCGGCGGACGGCTGCTGCGAAACGTGGTCCTGGTTCATCAGGTAGGGGTCGGCCTTCTTCATCTGGGCGGCCGAACGGTTCCAAGTGGTGCGCTCACGCATGGTTGGGCTCCATTCCTCGTCGTCTGAGGGTTTATAGAAAGATTCACGACCCAAGCGAGTAGAGATAGCCCTTCCACAGAAGGTCTACGCGCTCGGAGTCGGTCACCTCTCGTCCTAGTACCCGACGACAAGCCGCCAGGTAGGTTGCTTCATCTGGGTATTGCTTGACGCCACCGACAGCCAGAACCGTTCGATAGATTCTGCCATCGCCTGCTCGCGATGCCTTTCGAGTAGACATCTCGAAGAGGCGAGCGAGAGCAAGTACTTCATGCCCACGGAGGGCTTTCGACGCCTGCACGGCCTTCCAGCCGCCGCGCTTGTATAGCACCATCCCGAGAAGGAGGTGGCGGGCGATTTTCGGGTCACGTACTTGAGCGAGCACGACCCGCGCGATGTTCCGCCACGCCGGGTGCCGCATGGCTTCCTTCACGAGGTTGCCATTCTGGTTCTCGCTCGGAAGCCCCTTCACGTCCTGCTTGCCGATTTCCCCGCGCACCTTCTCCAGCGCGCGTTCGCGGATGAGGTCGGCCATCTCCCCGACCGCCTTGTCGAGGGGGTCAGGGGGAGGTGCAGCGGGAGCAGCGGCTCCGCCTTGACCTCCTCCAGGGAACTGCTCCTCTTCGCCGAACGCCACACGCTGACGGGCGGCCTTCTGAAGGAGCGTGGGGTCAGCGACTCGCGTGCCTTGCGAGAACGCCACCTGAATCTTCTTGCCGATGCCAGGGGCATCGTCGGCGGGGTTGAGGATGTTCCGCATCACCGCACCGGGGAACGCAGGGTTCGCAACCCACGACGCCTCGATGAACTTGACCGAGCCGGGCTCCTCAGTGATGTGCCCGCAAAGCTCGGCAATCTTGCGCTCGACACCCGCCTCATCGACGAATTTGTTGCCCTTGTAGTACCGGATGTGGGGGCACAGTTGCGTCTCGTCGTAGGCGACGTTGCCACACTTCGTGCAGGTCGTGAACTCGACCTGGCATCCCATGCTTAGGGTCTGAAGCTGACCCCCAGTAATCGCGCTGATGAGAGGCGCGTGCTTGCGGTTCGTCGCGACGAGGATGTCCACGTAGATGGAGTCCCCGATGTCACGGGCCGCAGCGTCGATGATTTTCCCCTTGGAAAGCTCGGGGATTTGGATGTGCTCGACGTAGTTCTCACCACCTACGAAGGTGCGGAAACACGCGAGGAGGAGCTTCTTCTCCCAAGCGTCGAAGTTGTTGTTGACGTACTTGGTGGTTGAGGGCGTGATGAGGTAGTCCGCGTACTTGCGGTTGACCTCGAACCCATCGACCATGTGCTTGCCGATGGGCTGCCCACCCGGCTCCACGTCCACGGACGCGATGATGGTACAATGAGTGAGCAGGAAGTCCTTGGGGGTGAACTCCTGAAGGACGACCTTGGTGGCTTCCCGCTGCGCGAAGTTCGGCCCCTTCACAGCATGGTTGCGGACTTCCGCCCATCCGGTCAAATGGATGTCCGGCTTGATGATGGCGGCGTTGGCGAACTTGCGAAAGGCCATTACTTCAACCCCATGCGGAGGAACGCCGCGTTCATGTCGTCGTAGAGGGAACCAACTTCGGTGGCCGCCGATTGAAGGGCTTGAAGAGCCTCGCGCAAACGAACCGTGTGCTGCTCGGGGGCATACTGGTCGAGGCCATGTAGAGCACTCACCAGCCCCCCCGCGTCCTTCTTGACGAGCTTCTCGACCGCTGCCAGAGCCCGCAGGGCGCTCTGGGCCGAATCCTTCGCCTTCGCGCACTCGTCCACTTCCTGAACGAGCTTCGACATCGGGGTCTGGTAGACCCCTGCGAGCTTCGTGCGGCGGTCGTAGCTGTACATCACCACTCCACGGGCTCGCCACCGGGGCCGAGCATGTGGTCCTGCTTGATGAGGAAGAGGTCTTTCGGGCAAGCCCAGAGCCGGTGCTTGGCCCCCTCGCTCATCTTGTAGGTTGTACGCTTCATCTTCGTGCCGCACTTGGGGCAGAACGGCTTGCGCGAGTTCAACTCCTCCTGCGTGGCTCGGTACTGGCGGTTCTGAGCAACCCAGTAAGCGGCGGTCTTACGCGCGTGCTGCTGACACCGAAGCTCGACGAGGTTGCGAGCCACGAGGTAGAACTTACCCACCTCGTCCTTCATGGTGTCGTCGTGCGCCCCGAGGGCGGAGTACTTCCGCCACAACTGGTCGTACGCCTCGACTTCCCCCGCGCGCTTGGCCCAGAGGAAGGCGAGGTCACGGTGGAACCCCGCCGGAAGCTCCACCGTTCGCCACGCACCCGTCGCCTCAGACGCCTGCTTCCCCGCCCGATTGTCGTACGAGTCGTACGACTGGTCGAGCGTCGGCGGCAGGTACCGCTTGATTTCAGGGTTGATTCGCACCACCTCGTCCGGCTGCACGCGCTCGACACCGAAGGGCCATTGAACGTCGAGGCATCCGAGGCCACGGTGAACAGACGTAACACGCCCGATGAACGGGGAGAGCATCCCCGGATCACCAGGCATGAACTTCTGCACGGTGTCGCCGGGCTTGAAGTCTTTGGCTAGCTCCCAGTAGTCAATCACGGTGGGGGTACCTCGACGAAGGAGTGACTCAGTACTGCGGCGCGAGCTTGCGGCCCGTCGTGGACTGGCCCGAGCCGACGGCGCTCGACTGGTCGTCCTTGTAGAGGCTCATGTACTTCTCGTCGGCATCGACCTGATGCGGCTGCATCGGGTTCTTGAACGTGTCCATGTAGGGCTCGTCCGCGTTGCGCTCGATGACGGCGGCGGTCTTGCCGAGCACCTCGGCCTGACGGCGCGCGAGCGAATCGGTGCCGAACGACGCGGCCTCGATTTCGTCAGCGGTCTTGTCGAGCGCGTTGACGATTTGCTTGGCTTGCTCGAAGGGCATCCCCCACGAGGCGTACTTGTCCTGCACGGTGGCAGCGATGCGGTCGAGCCGAGCGAGGATGCGGTCGGCGTCCTGGGAAGCGAACTTGGGGGTCATTGTCGTGTTCTCCGGCGGTTGGAGGGTTTCAGCCGATTTGCTTGATGAGACGAAGCACCGGCTGGAGGGCCATCCGGGCCTGGGGGTTCTCGCTGGCGACGCGGATGACCTCGTGGCGGAGAGCGGCGTACGCCTGCTTCTTCTGCCCCTGCTCCTTGTCGTCGTCCGACTTCTCTTCCTTCTTCTTCATGTGCTCCTTGAGAGCCGGAGGAAGCTGCCCGCCCTGCTTCTTCTGACCCTGAGCCTGCTGGCCCTGGTCCTGCTGGCCCTGGTCCTGCTGGCCCTGCTCGGCCTCATCCTGCTCGGCAGCGAGCTTCATGAGGTCGAAGGCGATGTGCGGCTGGGTGCTGGCGAGCTTGGCGGCGTAGGAACGGATACGAGCAGAAGCGTGCATGGTGGTCGTCCTCTCTGGGGTCGGGTGATAAGGAGATTCGCTTGACCCCCTCGCCGCCTTGCGGACGGTGAGAAGAGTCTCGTCCTCGGGCTGGCCCGTGAGACGAGCCAGGAGCTTGTTGTAGAGGGCCGGGTGGAGCCCGACCGAGTACTTGCCGTTGTCGAGGGTGTAGACCGCGTAGTCAAGCGCAGCACGGAAGCGTGCGTCCGGCACACCGTCCCCCATCACCGAGGGGTCGAGGACGAACTGACCCAGCCAGTCTCGGGCCGCCTTGAGCAGAGCCGTCTCATCTGCCGCGTCAAGGTCGCGAGCGTGCGCTTGCTCCCACTCGTTGTAGGGGGCGAAGCCCTCATGCCCCGGCGGATAGGGCTCGACGCCCCAGTAAACCGCCTGGCGCGAACGCAAATCGTGCTCGGAAGCCATCACATCGCCTGCCGTACAAGTAAGATAGCGGTCGAGAACGCGAGCCGTGACCACGGGAGGAGTCGGTTTCCCGCCGAGGGAGCGGAAGAAGTCCATGAGCCTGTTGCCCCGAGACGGCTTTGGTCTTCGCACCTCGTCATAGCCCAAGGGCTTGAGGGGCTCGCGCGGCGGGTCGGGTAGCGGCCCATCACGGTAGGGGCCTCTGCCCCGCTCGGCCTTCTTGCGGTCGGACTCGTACTGCTTGGTTTCCTTCTGCCACCGCTTGTACTCGGCGTCGTAGTCGTCGGCGTCCTGCTCCTGCATCCACCGCTCGACAGCCGCCCTTTTGTCGGCGGATACCGGGGCGTCCTTGAAACTCTGACGTAGCCGCTCACGCAAGAGCTTTGCGCTATTGACCCTGCCCTCTTCGGGGTAGAGGGCGTCTCGGGAACGGAGGTCTTTCGAGGCCCGTTCGAGGTTCTTGAGGAGCTTGCCGGTGGGCACATGCTCGTTGATGGCGGTATCGGAGTCAGTCGGCGCTTCGAGATACCGGCGACGCATGTCTTGGTAGTCTCGGGCTTGCAGGTAAGCCACCGCCTGAGCCTTTGCGTCGTCGGTCTTGAGCCCGTCAAGGAGCTTCTTCGTGGCCGCAGAATCCATCGGAGACTCGACCTTACCGTCGCCCAGAACCTCCTCGTAGGTCTGCCGTGGGGGCGGAGCAGGCTTGCCCCACATCGCTACGAGTCGGTCGGAGAGCCCGGCCGGAACACCGTTCTTGGACATGTCTTTCGCGACCATCCCCTGCCCGGCGAGGCTGATGGCGAGGATACGATTCCGATGGTCGTTGAGCGCCTGCGCCTTGTCCTTCGGTTCGAGGTCGGCGAAAGACACCTGTTTGCCCTTCCACTCGACTGTCTCGGGGGGCGGAATCTTCGCCGGGTCCGTCTGATAGACCGCTTGGAGCCGGTCGCGGAACGCATCCATATCTTCCGGCTTGGTGCTACGGAACGTCTTGATGTCGTTGAGAATCGCCGCCTGGTCGTCGGGGTGGAGCTTGGAGATTTGCCCGTAATGCACAGCGGGAATCGTAGCGAGCAAGTCGAAGTCGATTTGCTGCCTCTCGTCCGAAGGTACCTTGCGCCGCTTGAGAGGGGGTAGAGCCACTTCCTTTGAGGCTTCGGCGAGGTCGGCGAGAGACTCGACACCCTCGGGTAGCTTCACACCCTTCAACTCGGGCAAGTGCTTCGAGATAGGTAGCTCGTCGAGCGGAGCCCCGCTTTTCTTCAACTCTTGGAACCGTTGTGCAACGTCGCCGGTAGCGCCTTCACCGCCCGCCATAACGGCCGCGATTTGGTCGAAGATGGACTGCACGTTGGGATGTTGTCGAACGAGCACTTGCATCTGCTCGCGACGAACTTTCTTCTGCTCTTTCCCCTCGAACTCTTCGATGACCTTAGCCTTAGCGTCATCGGGTAGCTCGTCGAACGGGACACGCTTCTTCGGCTTCTTGCTGCGGTCGAGGAAGAGGGGTTCACCAGCGGCATCTTCCGTGGTGGTGGGAAGTCCCTTCGCATAGGCGCGGAACTCGTCGCTTTTTGCCCTACCCTCCTGCAAGAACCGCTCGACAACCCGCTGTGCCTGCGCCTTTGACTCAGAGTCACCCGGTTTGCTCTCCGGCTTCGCACCCGGTTTGCTCTCCGGCTTCGCACCCGGTTTGTTCTCCGGCTTCGGATGGAGCTTCTTGGTGGCCTTGATGAGGTCATCAACCGACTGGATGTCCTCGGGTAGCTTCACACCCTTCAACTCGGGAATGTGCTTCGAGAGGGGGAGGCTTTCGAGCGGGTGCCCTTCCTTCTGGAGAGCGCGAAGCCGAGTAGCGAGAGGCCCTTCCTCGTCACCAGGCCCCTTGGTGGCACCCCCGAGAAACGCGAGGTCTTTCAGGGCGGCCTGAATCTCAGCGTTCTCCGAGTGCTCTCGGAACGCCGCTACCGTGTCGTCGCCAAGTTTCTCGACACGGCGACGCTCAACGAGGTCTTCGAGAGCGGCCGAAGAAAGCTCGCCCACCGGCACGGACTTCTTCTGGCTCTTGTCGTAGACCCTGAGTTGCCCGTCCGCGCCGCGCTCGGCAAAGGGCAACTTCTCGATGAAGGCATCCCGCGCCTGCTCGTTCTCGAACGACTGGTTGAGCTTCGCCCGTGCTGCTTCGCGCTTCGGGTCGGGTTTTGCTGGTTCACCGCCTGGCTTCGGAGCCGCTCCTTCGGGTTTGGGCGCACCCGGTTGCGGAACCCCCGGTTGAGGGGCTTCAGGCTTGGGGGCTTCAGGCTTGGGGGCTTGAGGGGGTGCGGGGGCCTCTGGGGCAGCCGAAGGCGCGGACGGTTTGCCTTCGTCGTCCTTCCCTGCGGGGGCCTCTCCGGGTTGCACCCGCTTGTAGCGGCTCGGGTTGCTCTTGATGCGAGACTCGGGGACAGAGGTGCGCTTCTGCTCCTGCTCATCCCAGACCGGAATGAGCGGCGGAGGCTTGCCAGCGAGCGCCTGAAGATAGCGGTCGGCAACCCGTCGCTGAAGCGAGCCCCCGACGTTCTTGTAGTTGAGCGACAAGTCGCGGTCGCCCTTCAGGTCAGGGTCACCCGCCGTGTCGGGGTCACGCTCGGCCTGGGTTGTCTCGCGCCGCTTATCCTTTCGAGGCGGCTTCACCTTGGGCGCAGGGCGGACAAGACGTTCGGCCTCGTCCTCCTCGCGCTCGTAGGTGTCCTTCGTGGCCCAGCGGTGCATCACTCATGGCCCTTGATAGAAAGGCTAGGGGCTAGAAGCGACTCTCGGCCTCGGCAGGTTGCTCCTTCTTCTTGAGCCCGAGGTACTTCGTCACCCGGTCGGCAACGTCCGACTGTTCCGCGATGGTGCCGCCGATAGCCCCGTAGATGCCACGGAGCACCTCGTTGAAGGTGGCGTCGTTCACCGTGAACATGTCGCGTTCGATTTTGATGCGCGTGTCGTGCGGGTCCACGTTGAACATCTCCAGGATGAGGTCGATGGAAATCGAGCCCTTCTGGTAGAGGTTGAACAAGGCGTCGTACGTGTCCTGCGAGTCGCGGAGCGGCAAGCGCGTGAAGCTCAGGCGGGGGTAGAGCACTACCTCCTCGCCCCACTTGTCCTTCTCGATGAAGCCCTTGCGGCGCGCGACCGGCTTGAACAGGTACTCTTCGACGTACTCCTGGAGAAGTTCGCGCAGGAACAGGTACCGCTGGTTGATGACTTCGAGCTTCAAGCGGTCGCCCGAATAGAGCGTCTCGCCCGACATGAGGCTCTCGGTCACACCGAGGCCCGTGCGCAACCGACGCTCCGTCTGCTCGTACTCGGTCGAGAGGTCGAGGAGGCGGTCGCGGCTCCCCATCTCTTCCCAATGCACCTCGTAGTTCGTGATGATGGAGTAGTCGGGGTCCACGAGCGCCAAGTCCACCTGCTCCCGCAGAGATTCGGCGTCGGCCTGCGAGATGTCCTCGGCCCACACGATGCGCTTCGGCGTCATCGCACGGCTGGCAATCTGAGTCTGGGCCTGCCGGAGCTTCTCCCGGTAGTAGAGGGTGCGGAGACAGCGGTCGAGAAGGCTCTGCCCCATGTCGTCACCCGCGCCACGACGACCTGCCAGAAGGAACGCGAAGCTCCCCTCGTCGGGGTCAGTTCCGAGCGGGATGAGTTGGCTGCTCGCGATGTACTCCCGCACCTCGGCCGGAATCTCGTTGACCATCTCCTCGGCCATCGGGTCGCCTTGGCTCGCCTGCTCGATGAGCGCGCGGTCCCGGTCAGACGGGATGAGGTCCAACCGCACCTTGTCGGTGTAGTTGAACGTCGTGATTTTCACTTGGTCGATGGGGAAGATGAGGAGGCGGTCCCACCCCTGATAGTGCTTCTGGTAGTACCGAAGCTCCTCGTCCTCGCGGTTCGACTTCTCGACCCACGCCTCTTCGTCCTCTTCCTTGGTATCCCCTTCGTCGGTCAGGACCGACTTGCGGTTGACTTGGCGCTCGAAGCCCACGTCGTCCGGCATACTGACCTCGGAGTCCTCGGCGAACGCGATGACAGTTCCGTCAAGCCAGTAGTGGTGGACGAGCGTGATGAGCCGGTGGAAGAGCTTGATGCGCTTCGTCATCCGCTCGAAGAACGTCAGGATGTACTTACCGTAGTCGTCCGGCGAGTCGAAGCCCGCAGGGCACGTCGAGGGCTTCGGCGCGGCGAGCCGCACCTTCGAGAGCGGAAGCTCCGTGTGCAGGTCGATGGCCTGTGCGACCATCTCGTCGGTGTTGTAGAAGTGCCGGTAAATCTCGCGCTTTTCGCGGAGAGACTGCGGCAGTTCGAGAAAGTCAGTCGAAAGCTGGGGGCTGAAGAACGACTGGTTGCCAGAGAGGACGGTGTTACCCCCGATGTCCCCGGCGTACATGGCCGTCTTGTTCCGGTACTGCTGCCGGGCCGCACGCTCCTTGTCGGTGAGCGGCATGGACGAGCCCGCGCCCGTCTTGGTGACGAAAGGCGACCGACGAGCCTTCGGGGGCACGTCAACACCGACAGCGGTGCGGACGTTGGTGAAGTTACCTCGCGGCATGGCTCACCATCTCCTGCCCGTAAAGCTCAACGAGGTCGGGCGTAGCTTGGGGCTCCGCCTGCTGGGCAGCGCGCTTTTCAGCCTGACGGGCCTCTCGTTCAGCATGTTCTTCGGCTTCGACCTGCTCACGTCGGATGGTTTCGACAAGGCGACTAACGCTCGCCGTGCGACGAATCCCCCCATCAACCATGCTGCCGAAACGAGTCCAGGCGTTCGCGAACGTCACGTACCGGCTCGTGAAGGTGTCAGCCGGAGCCCGCCGGACCTTGCTGTAGAGGGCCTGGGAAAGCTCGACCATGCGCGCCGCAAGGCGGTCCATCTCGTCCCGGACGGAGTGAATCTCCCGGACGATTTCGGCGCTTTCGAGATTTCGAGGGTCACGGCTCATCTACATGCTCGTCTGGATGCCCAGGTAGTAGCGGTTGGCTTTCTTCGGCACTTGCGCGCAGAAGCCCGTGAAGAAGCACGGAGCCAGGAGGCTACCCGAGAGCGTAAGCTCGTCCTCCTTCGTCCAGAGGCCGCGCAGCGACAAGTAGAGCACGTCGTTCGGCCCGTAGACAAGCGGCACAAGGGGGCCACCCCCGATGCGGCTCGCGTACGTGTACCGCTCGTAGCTTGTCGTCATCATCAGGCAACCGCCCGAGAACATCGTCGCCTCGGCGTAGACCACTTGGTTCCGGGTCATGCTGACGTACCCATCACCGGGCTCGTCAGAACCCCAGACGAGGAACCCGCCGTAGAGCCCGTTCGAGTACGTGACCGTCCGAACATCGGGAACGACGTTCGCCCACATGACGCCCTGACCACCAGGCCAGCCACCCGCGAGCATCGACGTATCGACGGCGACGGTCTGCCGGTCCCCGTAGTAGAGGACGACGCACTCTCGGCCGCGCAGAATCTCGCTCATGGCTAGATGCTCACCTGGATGGTCATGTAGCCATCGGTCGAGGGGCTCGGAGCCTGCGCGCAGAAGCCGATGTAGTAGCTGTTCGGAGCGCGAGGGTCACCACTCAGCGTCCACTCGTCTTCCTTCGTCCAATACCCCCGGAGACTGAAGACGAGCCGGTCGCTCGCGCTGTAGACGATGGGCACGAGAGGCCCGCCGCCGATGCGGCTCAGATACGTGTACTTCTCGTACGTCGAGGTCGAAATGAGCCAGCCGCCCGCGCCGAACACGAGGTACTGGTAGGTCGGGAACTGCCTCGTCATCGACGTGAACTGGTCGGCAGACTCATCCGAGCCCCAGAGCGCGAAGCCCGCGTAGTACCCGTCCGACATCTTCACGGTCGGCAGGTCCTTCGTGGAAGGCGTCCATTGAACGCCCTGCCCCCCACGCCAGCCAGAAGCGGCGAGCGAGGGGTCTACCGCGACCGCGTAAGCATCCCCTTTCACGAGGATGATGGAGTCGCGGGTGCGCGGGAAATCAGCCATCAGACAACCTCTTGGGTCGTGTTCTTGCGGCCGGGCGTCTGCCCCCAGGTCGTCACGACCTGCTTGAGCATTTCCAGGTGCGGCAAGCTCCCGAGGCTAATCTGGTCCCACGCGCCGCCGAGCGACCGGAACGCCGTGCGGATGACCATGTAGTCGGTCTTCTCGGTGACGAGAGTCTCGCCGAACATGTGGTCCACCATCTGGCGAATCACATGGTTCGCGAACACCTTGGGGGGCGACTTGTTCTCGTCCATGCTTGGGGCTTCCTAGAAGGGCTTTACCGCCCCCTACCTCGGAGAACACCACCGCGCTGGGGACTACCTCGACCAGGAGCCACTCGGTCACCGGCCCCACCGTGTGCCTTCGCGCGCGTCATCTGGTAGCGCGCCAAGGTCATACCGCCCCCAACCTGCCCCGCGTGAGGGTTCGTGGAAGCGACGTACTTCATGGTCGTAAGTCTCTGCGCGGCAAGCCAGACGGAACGGACGAAGGCATCCGCCTGGTCGTCGTGGTAACCCGAGTTCGGAGGAGCCTGCACGGTGACGACGTTCTTGCTCGACTGTTCGGCCTGGAGCGTGAGTAGCTCCTGGATAAACGGCGAGTGCTTGCCCTTGATGCCCGCCTGCTCACCAATCGGCCAGTCGTAGAGCCGGAGCTTGCGGTCGAACATCATCAGCTTCGCGTTTTGGTAGATTTTGCTCGCGAAGTCGCGGGTGAAGAACTCGGATTTGAACTGGCCCAGGCCCTTCTTGCGGAGCGCCTGCTCCAGCGGGATGCCGTTCCAGCGGTCGAAGATGCCCTCGACGATGAAGAACCGCTTGGTGAGCCCGGTAATCCAGTTGGCGATTTCCTCGAAGTCGAGGCGCTCGACCTCGGAGATACGCCGCGCATAGTCGCACGAGTAGTTCGGCAGGTGCGGGTTTGCCTGCCGCCAGTCCACCCCTGCGTACCATGTCTCGTGGTAGTCGAGCACCACCTTGTCGCCCTCGACGTGCGTGATGAAGACGGTTGTGCCGTCGTTCATGAGGCCGAGGTCGATGCCCATGAAGTAGGGGTAGCGCGGGATGCCCTGCTCGACTGGCCGGAGAGCAGAGTCGATGCAGTCGGTGAGGTCTACCTCACGCTCAATCCAGCCACGCACACGGTCGCTGAACTGCGCGCCGTACTCCGTCATGAAGGTCGCCGGGTCGGCGTGGTACTTCTGCCGGAGGAACTCGGGTTCGACGGTCGGGTTCACCTCCCAGGTCGGGGCCTGGATGGCGAGCATGTTGGCCGAGCCCGGCCCGTTGCTCATCGCAAGGTGGTAAAGCTCGTAGAACTTGCCTGCCTTGTTCAGCGGGCTGGAGATGCAGATGATGCGCGACTCGACCGGGCCGATGGGAACCGTGGTGTCGGCAGGGTCTTTGGGGCTGAAGGCGAGCGCGCTCGGCGTGACGGCGTTGTAGATTTGCTCGGCCGACGAGTTGCCCTTGTCCTGGAAGTGGGCCATCTCGTCAAGGATGATGACGATGTTGCCGGAGCCGCGAAGGCCCTTGGCGACGCATGACTTGAAGGTCACGCGCATCGTCGCCTTGCCGTTGAACGAGACGAACTTGCCGTTCTCGTGCCGCGCCGTCTCGCCGTACTTCTTGATGTCGTAGGGCGTGCGGAACTGAATGTGCGAGAGCGTGTTGTTCGCGATGTACGGCTTGAAGTACTCGCACCGGCTGAGGTGGGTCGTCACCTCGTTGAAGAGGAGGCTCGCCTGGTCCTTGTCGGTGGCGACCGAGATAATCTGGATGCGGTTGCCGCTCGGGAGCCCGTAGTAGCCCTGCGGGTGCTCCAGGTTCAGGAGCCGGTAGACCTCGTAGCTGGCGAAGATGCCAGACATAGTGGTCTTCCCGGCGCGGCGGCCGATGGATAGCAGAAGCTCCCGTCGCTCGTGGTCCTGCTCCCCGACGTTGCACCTCCCCTCCTCGTAGAGGAAGCGGACGTACTCTTTCTCGGTCATGTGGTACAAGACCTTGGTGCGAAACATGTCTCGCACCTCGATGGTCTTGACCTTATCCTCCAGCGGGATGTGGTAGTAGAGCTTGACGATGGCGCGCTGCACCGGGTACAGCCGCATCCCAAGGCCCCACGACTGCTCGATGTAGTCGAGGACGTTGAAGATGCGCGGGCGCTTCGGTCCCGTCTGAACGGCTGCCGCATCGGCAGGAGCGTTCGCTAGCTCGACAGTCGCCTTAGCCTGCTGGCCCGCTTGGCGGATGAGCGAGGATAGGGCGGGGCCTTTGCTCTGTTGAGCCTTGGGGGCAGCCATGCGTCAGCGAACCGCGTCGGCCGCTCGGTCTTCCCAGCCCTCGATTTTCGTCGAGAAACGGTTGAAGAAGAGGTCGATTTGCTCGGGCGTGAGAGTGTCGGCAGCGACCTCGCGCATCATCTCAATCCAGAGGGCAAAGACCTTCTGGAACTTCTCAGCACGCAGGTCGATGGCGTCGCTGCCGAGCTTCTTGATTTCAAGCTCGATGTTCGCGATTTTCGTCAGGGCGTCGATGCGACGAGTGCTCGTCTGGGCCGTATCCTTGCCGTACTTCTCGTTCTCGATGCGCTGGAAGTGCAAGGCAGCAGCCTCTTTGGCGACCTCGGCTCGGATGAGCTTGAGCACCTGGGCCGCATCGGCTGCTCCGCGCGTCGCCTGAACGACGGCATCGGAGTCGATGAACTTCGCCTTCTCCTCGCTGATGAGCGCGTGGTACTGAAGGTCGGAGGTCGTCGGCATCCGCTCGACCTTCCGGGGACGCCCCGGCCCGCGCTGAACCTTCAGGGCGTTCCCCTGCTTGCCCTTGCCACCAAGCGTCGGCGCAGCGTGAACGGGGAGAAGCTGAAGGACGTTCGTGGCCTTGCCGGACTCGCTGACCTCGGCCGTCTCGCCGATGGGGTCCGCGTCATCCTGTTCGTCGTCGGCATCGACCTCGGTGTCGGTCGTCTCATCCACGGGGGACTTGTCGGTCATCATGCGAGCCTCGCGCTACTTCTTGCCCACGGGCGGGGTGCCCCCGCCGCCCTCGGTGCGAATGAGGTACTGGGACAGGTTGGACACGGTATCATAACCTTTGTCCTTGGGCACCTGCTTGTCGAGCGCCTTCTGGAGGTCTTTCCCCGTCTCCGCAAAGTTGCGTACCCCCATCTGGTTCGGCGTTCCAGCGAACACGTCCTCGGGCCGAATATCTCGACGATGGTCTTTTACGATGTCCTCGCGATGGTTCACGCCGCGTGCGTGCTCCTTCACGATGTCCTTGTCGATGCCCTTCGGCTTGTTGATGGGGTGCGTGTGCTTGACCGCCTCCTGCCGCGCCTTCGGAGGCTGGTCGGCTTGAAGAAAGCGAGCCACGACGCGGTGCGGTGAAGCGGTCGCCTTCTTTAGTTTGGTCGCGTGCCCGCCCTTGTCGCGCAGCAGTTGCCTAACCTTGGCGAGAGGCAATTTCACGCGAATCGTGCCGTATTGCTCCTCGACTTCCCCGAAGATGTCCTCGGCGTCGGCGAGTCCGATACCCTCAAGCTCGATGAACTTGCCACGGTCGATAATAGTGACTTGGCTCACAGCTTGACCCCCTGCCCCGCGCCCCCGAACTCGACGCCGATGGTGTCGGCGACCTTCACGGGGTCGAGTTCCACGTCGAGCCCGCCGTTCTGAAGCTGGTACTCAGCCATCATGGTGAGCCCGTTGTTCATGAGGCTCTCGTAGCTGACCTCGGTGGACTTACCCGAAGCCAGCACCTCGCGCTGCTGCGCGGCCTTGTTGACGTAAGGCGGCTCCTCGACAAGCGGCTTGTTGACGACCGAGCAGAAGCCCGGCCGCGACTGGTGAACGCACGAGCCGCACTTCGAGCCCTGCTTGAGGTAGGGGACGAGTCGCGTCCGGTGGAGGCTCGCGGCTTCCTTGCAGCCCTTGCCGTAGTCGTCGTAGGCCGTCGGGTCAACGTAGTGGATGCCCTGGAGCCCCTGCTCGGCGATGACCGGACGAAGCTCCTCGGCGGAAGCCGTCAGGTCGCGCACCTCGAAGCGCCCCTTGAGGGAGGCCAGGAGGTCAGCCCCGTAAAGCCCCTCGTTCAGGAACCGCCGAGCGGTCTTGACGATTTCCCGCTTCGTGAGGCTCGACGTGCTCGCCGCCTCCCCGCTTCGGTTCATCGTGTGAGCCTGAGCGAGCGCCTGGGCCATGCGGGTTGCCGGAGTCTGCTGGCCCTGAATGACCTGCCTGCGGGCCGAAGCGTGCATCGAGGCGAGAACGCTCCGAACGTCCTCGCCCGTCGGAACGACCGAGAGGCCCGCCGTCCGGTACTCCAAGGCGGCGCGCTCGACCGTCTCCTGCGTGTAGAGTTCGGCCGCCTCCTTCACGAGAGGCTTGCCGTACATGAGGCAGCGGGACATCTTGCTGTAGATACAGCCCGAGCACTTCGAGCCCGCGACAATGCCTCGAACAGCGGGGTTGTAGGTCGCGAAGAAGTCCGCGCCCGTCCGGCAGTCATCGAACGACTCCTGGGTCGAGTAGATGACGCCGTAGAGGCCCGCCTCGCGGAGCATCGGCTCCAGGTGCGGGCGAGCAAGCTCGATGTCCGTGGTCTGAAAGGCGTGCTTCAGAACCGAGAGCACCTCGTCCTGGCCGCGACCCTTCAACATCTCGCGTCGGAGAAGGGCGACCATCGGGCGAGCCTTCTCGGCAGCGATGACGTTCCGAGCGTCCTCGTCCCGCTTGCGGGTGAGGTTGCTGGCCGCGATGAGTTGCTGGTCGGCCTCCTCGGCGGCGACCGGAGCCGCCACTCGCTGCTGCCCCGCGCCGACGTAAGTCGAACGCTCGGGGGCCTCCAGCCCTGACGCCTTCGCGCGAATGGTGGCGATGGTGTGTTCGTCGGTGGCCGACGCGACGATGCGGTAGGCCGACTGGGCCTGCTGGACCGTGATGCGGCCAGTCGCGAGCGCCGTCTTGACGGCCATCTTCGCCTGCTCACGGGCAGCCGTCAAATCGACGGGCCGAACATAGTCCTCGTGGGCCTCGACCGGGCGCATGAGCCGCGCCACGTTGTCGATGGGCTTCGGCATCGGAGCCGGGCCGGGGGCCTCGAAGTCCTCGGCCAGCATGGCGAGCCGGATGCGTTGCTTCGAGGTCACGGTGGCAAGGGGGCCGGATGCCACCACGTCTTTGCCCTTCGACCGTTGAAGCTGCTCGACCTCGGCCGCGAGCGCGTCCGAGTAGGGCACCTGAATCTTGATTTCCTTGTGGAAGACCGCGCAGTTGTCGCCGCCGGTCGGGGTCTTCATGGCGTGGACACACCCCGCGCACGTCGGCTTGGCGACGACGAAACGGGCCTCCTTCGCGTACCGCTTCACGAACTCGGCAGGCTGACTAGCACCCTTGTGGCAGCCCGCGAAGTCCGAGGCGTCGATGTAGAGCTTGCCGAGGAGGCCGCGCTCCGCAACGGCTTCCTCTAGCTCGACACGAGCGGCACGAAGGCTCTCACGGTCGAACCGTTTGGCGAGCGCGTCCCGAAGCCTGTTGAGGTCAGGCGACTGCATGAGAGCAAACCGCGCAACCTTGCGGATGTCCTCGGGCTTGGCTCGAAGGGGACCGTGCTCCGCCGAGAGGTCGCCCATCGTGTGCAGCAGGCTGCCCTTGTTCTCGACGTACGACGAAGCGGGCTTGTCCTCGTGGCTCCAGAGAGCTTCGAGGTCGGGCACCACGTCGAGGTTCTGCTTGGGCAGCGTGTCCTGCGCGCGATACTCGGCCGGGTCCACCTCCAACCAGTCGAGGTTGGGGACGGAGCCCTCCTTCAGAAACGCGCCCAAATCACCAAGGTCAGCCATCGCAGTTCCTCACTTCTTGTATGGCCCCTGGAGAGGGGGGCGCTGGTTCATCCAGTCGGGCCGCATCTGCGGAGTGTTGTAGTCGTACTTGACGTAAGGCACGTCAGGGCGCTCGTACTTGTAGCCGAGGTTCGGCCCCGGTGCCTTCTGCGAGTTGTACGAGGCCCCACCCCCATCTCCGGGGAGGTTCGACTCACCAACGACCCCGTTGAAGTCGTTGCCCTTTGGCCCCGCGTAGTAGTCTGAGCGTGCCACCGGAGATACCACGTCGAGGGGCAGAAGTGCGCTCGACATCACGGGCATCCCCATCCCAGACGTGGCGCGCTCCGTGATAGCGGTCGAATCACTCGTATCGTCCCGTGTCTTGCCACCGGGGTCGTTCGGGAGCCCGGAACGGGGACCGTAAACACCACGCCCACCAGAAGAGGGGTTGGCCTCCCCGTAGCCTCCCGCGCCCTGACCGTGGGCGTCATCGCCGTTGCCGCGACCGATGCCGAAGTCCCACGCCTCGGTCGGCGTGCGGTCGGTATTCGCATCGGGGACGTTCGACTTGGCGGACTTACCCGAGAAGTCGTTTTCCCAAGCGGAGGGGTAGTTGTACTCGTCTCCCGCGCCTTCGTCACGGCTCCATTGGTCGCCGGTCGGAAGGCTCTCCTCGCGGTTGTAAGAGCCGAACGGCCCCGTCTGCTCACCACGGTCGAGATGGTTCACACGCGGACCAGGAAGGCTGTCCACGTTGACCGACGAGTTCGCGCGGCGGTCGTAGCCGTACCCGACACTCGACTGCTTCGTGAGAGACGGGCGGTTCTGACGCGCAGGCTGCGGCCCTTGCTCTTTGGCGGGGCCTCCACCTCGGGGCATCTTCGAGCCCTTCGAGGGGTCTTCCTCGTTCTTGTAGCGGTCGGGTGCCCACGCGGCGGGCTCGTGCTCCGGTGCAGGGCCGTCCTCGACCTCGCTCATGTCTTCCTCGGCCTCCCCCTCGGGGTCTTCGAGGTAGTCGGTGGCGTCGGAGAGGAGCTTCTTGACCTCGCTCATGTCGCGCTTTTCGAGGTCGGCGAGCTTCGGCTTCCAGTGCTCTCCGTTGATTTCATCGTAGATGGCGTCGCAGATGGTCGAGAGATGCTCGGACGCCTCGTAGAGCTTGGCCCGCACGTCCTTCACGCCCATGACGTAGCCCCGCCCACCGACCATGCCGTCGGGCGAGAACGCCACGGACTTCAACCGGCTGAACTGCCGGTGCGCGGTGAGCGTGTGGCCGAGCGCCACGCTCGTAGCCCACAGCATCTTCACGAGAGGCTTGATAGCCTTGGGGTCAAAGGCATGGTTCGCCGGAATCTTCCGTTGGGCCGGAGCCGCGACCTCCCGCTTGTGCGGGGGCACGAAACCACCACCCTCCTGGGCCGCCGTCCGAACAATCGGGCCGGGAATCAGGTCCGTGACCCGACCATCACGCCCGTAAACAGGTGTGATTTCGCGGGTTTCTACGACTTCCCCGAACGCCTTGGCTACCTTCTCCCGCGCGCTCATGGTCACCCCTTGAGCGGCTGGCCGTTGTCGTCGAACAGGCGCTCGATGTAGAACTGGCCGTCGGCTTCTTTCTGAATACTCCAGAGGTCGCGGTTCGACTTGTGAATGAGCGTCTCGGTCGAGAGGCGCGTGAAGGGCTGAAGCTGCCCAACGGAGGCCACCCGAACACGGGCTGACTTCTGGAGCGGCTTGAGCATGGCGGGCTCTCGCTCGAAGAGCGCGTCGAGCCCCGTCGCCCCGGATACTTCCAACTGACCCAAATCGAAGAACGACATGCCTGACCTCACGTAATCACGAGGGAAATCTGAACGTCGATGTACTCGTTCGTGCTGTAGCCGCTGACCCGCAGAATCTCCGAGTACGTGCCGGGCAGGCAGTTCGCGTTAGGCGTCACCTGCACGACCACAGACTGCGAAGCCGCTCCGGCCAACGACCCCTGGAACGGAGTCACGCCCGAAAGCCAGGCCCCCGAAGTGTTGGTGAGTCGCCGGACTTCGTATTCGAGCAGAGACGTGGGGGCACCCGTGTTCGTGAGAATGAACGACTGCGAGGGCACCGGAGGGAACGGACCCGTCAACGGCTTCGAGACGAAGAACGTGATGCTCGCCGTGCTGACCGTGATGGTCGCCTTGGGTCGAATGTTGATGGTAATGGGGACCGAAACCGGGTTGTTGGTCGCGGTGGGGTCTTGGAGGAGCACGACCTGCGCGTACGGGCTGTTCGACGCGAGCAGCGTCGAGGAATCGACCGCAACGTCGAACACACCGCTTTCCCCAGCAGCCAAGTTGCCGATGGAAGTGGGTCGAACACGAACGTAGGGCGCGTCCGAGGTAGAACTCGCGTCGAGGAGGCTGCCGAAGACGCCACCGTTCGACACCTGGAACGTCTGCACCGGCCCGTACCCTCGGCCTTCGTCGAGGTTGAACACAAGACCGCCGACGCTGACGACGAAGAGAGGCGCGAACTGTGCCTGCAACTGCGAGATGGAGTCGGCCATCGCCTGCACGACCATCCCTGGTAGGGGCACGCTATCCCGTAGCACGCCGTACGGGCTCAGGATGTCCCGCACCGAGTACGTGGGTGCAGGCCCCGACACGTCCATGCGCGTCGTCCACTTCCAGATTCCACGGGGGGTGGATTGCTGGAACTGGTAGTCTTGAAACTGAAGGGCGGCGGCAGAAGGCACGAGCTACCTCACGATAGCCCGCCCATAAGAAGAACCGCAGGCTCAAAAGGCCGCCATGAGCGTCGCCTTCGCGGCCTCGACGAGGGCCTTCTTCTGCACCCCCTTGCGGGCGATGTACTCAGCGGCCTCCTCGTCCCCGGCCGCCTTCGCGGCCTTCCACTCGCGGCGGAGCACCGCGAGGTGGCGCTCGCCACGGTCGATGTTGACCGAGAGGCTACCCTTGCCGAAGCAGAGGTAGCAGACCCCGTTGTCGGGATGCCAGTGGTCGGAGCCGCCATGCCCGCCGCAGCGCGGGCACTCGACCACAACCACCGTCTCGTTCGTCTGGGCGTTCTGGGGGACCATGCCTCCTCTACGAGGTGGCCCCATCGAGAATCAACGTACCCAAACCTGACCTCGGTGGATTTTGCCGATGAGCGACACCCCCACCCCAAACGCAGCGGCCACCGACGATTGCGTGGCCCCTCCGGCTAGCCGCGCACGAATCTCCGTGACCTTCTCGACCGTGAGCTTACCCGAACGTGCCGAGAGGCGGCGCGTCTGGTTCTGCTCGGCTTTCGTGGCCCAACGGCAGTTGGCAGGCCACCCACGCGCAAGGCAGTCCGCGCACTTGCCGCACGAGTAGTGCCCTCCGCGATTTGCACGGGTGAGCGTGTACGTGGGGGCGGGCTTCACCCCCACGTCGGTCAAGAAATCCTCGAAAGACCCCCGCCAACGCTCGCACATCGTGATGCCCGAGCCCCCGTAATCCTCGTAGCGGCCGTGCTTCGGGTTGAAGCACCGAGTCTTGATGCTGACCCACGTCTTGTACTCAGGGCTACCCGTGCGTCCGTGGACGTGGTTGCCGTGGTCGGACCCCCTCGGCATCGGGCGGCGGTTCGCACTCTGCTCGCTCTTCGTCGCCCACCGGACGTTCCCCGGCTCGTACCCACGCGAACCGTCAATGCGGTCGAGGCTATGCTGCGGGGTCGGCTTCGGCCCAAGGTGATCAAAGAACGCCATGAAGTCGTCTACCCACCCCGCGTGGACGCCGATGCCGCGCCCACCCCAACCGGAGTAGTTGCTGCTCTTCGGGTTGAGGCAGCGGTCCTTCATAGAAATCCACGCGCGGTACTCCGGCGTATGGATGAGGCCATGCTTGAAGTTGGTGGGCCATCCGGGGCGGGGCTCCTTCGAGGAAGGTGCCCCCGCACCTTGCGGCCGACGGTTCCGGTTCTGCTCGGTAGGAAGCGACCACCGGACGTTGCCGGGTTCGTACCCCGCATCGTTGTCGATGCGGTCGAGGCTATGCTTCGGAGAGGGACGGGGGCCGACGTGGGCGAAGAACGCCTCGAAGTCCGCAGCCCACTCGGGGGCCAACGTAATCCCTCGGCCCCCGTAGTTCGGGTAGGCGAGGTGACGAGGGTTCAAGCATCGCTGCTTGATCTGCTGCCAACACTTGTACTCGGGAAGCTGGGATCGACCATGCTTGAGGTACATGGCCGGAATCTAAGCACTCTGCACCACTAAGTCAACGTGTTAGTTGACCTCGCGATGGAGAATGTTTAGAAACATTTATCCATACCTCTCCCTTGCCATTGTGGTAGACGCACCTCGCGAAGAATGTTGAAACGCTTGCTCGCGATGGCCGAAAACACCTTCTGGTACGGGGAGTACTTGGCGTCTGCGCGGGCGAGGTCTTCGAGGCTCTTCACGGCGCGGAAGAAGCGATGCCGCACCCGCCCTTGCGTGAGGTTCAGCCGTGTGGCGACCTCGGACTGGCAGGTCGTCTCCCACATGCCGACGAGGATGTCCACGTCGATGGGGGCGAACACGTCGGCGAGGTCTTCGCGGATTTCATCCACGGTGATTTGCGGAATAGACAGCAGGAACTTGATGCGCTTGAGCCCCCGGTCGAGCCGATAGCTGATGGCTGCCTGGGTGACCTCGAAGATGGCTGCGATGTCCGCCTGCCTCTTGCGCTTGATGAAGTACAGGTAGATGAGGTCGGCTTCCCGACGCGGGATGCGGTCGAGCAAAGGCGCGATACGACTCTCGTAGTCGGCCTCCGCGAACAGCGTCTCGACGCCTTCCTCTTCGGCCTCGGAATCCAAGCTCGGCGTGACCAAGCGGTTCGCCAAAGCCATTGGGTCCATCGGAATCACGTACCCGGATGCCACCATCTTGTCCTCCCAACTCACGAGGCAGCCTCCGAGAAGAAGGCCGAGAGCACGCGCGACTTGTTCATTCCGATGTCATCCAACGCGAGGCTGGACGCGCCCTGGTCGGCGTTCGGGGAGTGTAGCCGGAGGTCGAGGTTCGTCACGAGCGTCATGAGACGCACATTCAGGCGCACTTGCTTCTCAGCCGCCCGGATTTTCTCGCGGAGCGACTGCGAGAGCCCAGCAAGGTTCGAGACGAAGATACCATCGACGGTCCCGTAAAGGTTCAGCAGCTTGCTGGCAGTCTTGTTTCCGCAGCCCGGCGCACCGGGGATGTTGTCAGAGGTGTCCCCACCGAGCGCGCGGAGATGCACCATCCGCTCGGGGGCTACCCCGTACTCGGCCTGCACGACCTCGGGGGTGCAGAGCCTCTCCTTGCCAACACCGACCGCCGGGACGAGTACGTGCGTCGTGTCCGTCACGAGTTGCATGAAGTCTCGGTCGTTCGAGACGATGACGTTGTGCTGGTCGGCGAGCCGACCGCGCACCAACGAAGCCACCACGTCGTCCGCTTCTTCGCCTTCAGCGTGTGCTTGCCAAACGCCAAGAGAGGGGAGGTTCGCCTTGAGCCACTCGACCTCGAAGGTCACGCGCAGAGGGTTTCGATTCGCCTTGTAGTCGGCGAACAACTCCTTACGGCGCGTCGAGAGGCTATCCCAGCAGACCCACACCTCGGCCTCGGGGTATCGCTTGCGGAGCGCCGAGAGACTGTTGAGGAACCCGACGATGGCCCCCGTGGGTCGTCCCTTGGCGTCGCGAAGGTCAGAAAGGCCCGGTGCCATCGAGCACCGAACCGCCATGTTCATGCCGTCGATGACGACGTTCTCGGTCACGGTGCTCCCTTTCATGCGGCGCTCAATAGACAGAACCGACCGTTCGATGTCAAGGAAGCGCAGCACCGCCGAGTGTAGCAGACTGAAAGATTGCGCCACCCCTTCGAGTGAACCCCAAGGTAGGTTGCGGTCAGTCTGCTCCACGACCCGATTCAACTGCCCCAGACGTTGCCCCCAATCGCGAAGCCTCTCCAAGTTAGAGTGCGTGTCGAGCACCGACCCCAAGCTGAGAGGGTGCTCGAAAGCGCGAAGGAAAGCATGTAGTTGCGCGCCTTGCCTCAACCACCGGGTGAGGTGATGGTACCGGGTGTAGAGACGCTTCATCTCCACGAGAAGTTGAGGAGCCGACTGGAGCCGCATCTCGGCCTGGATGGTGCGACCGTTCGAGAGCCAGCGGTCGATGCGTTGCACCTCGAAAAGGCGCTCCCGAAGCGGCTCGATGGAACGAGGCTCCCAACGAAGCAAAGGAAGAGCGGCATTGAACCAGCCACGCGCCTCACGAGCTTGCAGCACGAACGACGGGAGGGACACCTTGTTCAGCAGGTGAAGGAACGAGCGCGGCAACGTGATGAGGCTATCCTTGCTGCGAAGCTCGACGCTGACCTGCACGGAATCCTGCTCGGGGATGTCCTCGATGACTACCGCCGTGAGATTCTTGTAGGGGCCGGAGTTGATGACCACGGTGTCGCCGACGCCGATACCCTGGTCTGAGTGCGCGCGAATCTGCCGCCGAAATTTGTCGATGTCACGGTCGGTCACGCACGCGAGACGACGCCCTCGGGAACCGGGGTCGCGAACGACCGCCTGGACGTAGCGAGTGTCTTCAAGCCGAAAGTACTTCTCATCAGGGTGGGCGCGCTTGATGAAGGCGTAACCATCAACGAGATAGTTGATGACCCTATCCTCGCCGACTTGGGTCACCGAAGCAGGGACGAACACCTCGGCATCGCGGATGGTCGCCCGAATCGCCGACCGAATCAGCGCCGGGTCTTCTCCCTCGGCCATAGGCCCTAGCTCTAGGATGACCCACTCAGACATCCCTACCCTCTCCCCGGCCAAGTAAGCTCGAACTCGCGTCGCCATTGTTCGGGGGTGAGGATTTGGTGCCCATCTGCTTCTTCGACCCCGGCAAAGTTGAGCGCCAGCGGCGCGTGGTCACGGCCCCTCGGCTTCTGACGAGCGACTGCCTGATGGTCGAAGTCCGTGAGCGCGGCGATGTCGCCAGAGCCGAGACTCCCGATGCCGTCGGTGCGTACCACACCTTTCCCATTCGGTGAAGGTTTCGATGCAGGAATAGGAGCCGGAACTGGGGCAGGAGCAGGAGCAGGCGGAGGTGCAGCCACCGCCGCCGGGGCAGGCGGAGGGGTCACTGGGGCGGCCGGAAGCGGAGCAGCCACGACCAGAACGGGCGCGGCGACAGGACCAGAAGTCGTCGGGATGCCCCCAGAGAGGCGGAGCACGTCGCAGAGGAGCGACACCTTCGAGGCGTACCGCTGACGAAGGAAGTGCTCGGCGAGCCGCACCACGTTGTCGCCGTAGGCGTCGTAAACCCGCTGCCCGAGGCTCTTGTCTACGTACACGAAGTCCGCGAACATCCCGTGCCTCAGCCGAAACGTGTTCATGGCCGCCTCGGCAAGGCCAGCCGACACGTCCTCGGGGCTCACCCGTTCGCAGAGGCCCTCGACAAGTTCGATGGCGCGCTTCGGGGTACCGAGCGCCAGAAGCACCTCGTAGTAGGTCGAGACGACAGAGAGGTGCAGGTACTCGCGCACGTTGTCGAGGTTGACCCGCCCCATCTGGGCAATCATCTCCAGCCGGTTCACGACATCGCGAACGTGGCCGCCCGAGTAGTCGATGACGGTGAGCACGCCATCGTCCTCGTGTTCAACCCCCTCGGCATCGAGGATGCGGTTCATCCGTTCGAGCACGTCCTCGCGCGTGATTTTGCGGATGGCGTACTCCTCACAGCGGGAGCGGATGGGGCCTCGGATTTTCTCGGGCTCGGTCGTGCAGAACACGCCGACCATCTTCTTCTCTTCGAGCGGCTTCAGGAGAACGTCCTGAGCATCCCGGCTCATCCGGTGCGCCTCGTCGAACACGTAGACGCGCTTCGCGGCATTGAAGACCGCGAACGGAAGGTCATCGACAATGGCCCGGATGTTCTCGATGGTGCCGCCCGATGCCGCATCCTGCTCGACGTAGGCCCCCGGCTGACCGTTGAGCACGTCGCGGCAGTTGTCGCACTCGTTGCAGGGCTCGGGGTCAGCCTTGTCGAGATTCTGGCAAAGCATGGCCCGCGCGTGGATACGGGCAAGGGTGGTCTTCCCCTGCCCGTGCCCACCCGCGAAGATGTAGGACACGTCGAGCGCGGTGCCTTTGGCGAGCCGCGCCTTGAGTAGCTGAACGGTACCCGATTGACCGAGCACGTCACCGAACTTGAGGGGGCGATAGCGGGTGTCCCACACGGTGTGCGCCCTTAGACCGAGGCCATCACGCCATCGACAGACGCCGAAGCCACCACGTCCTCGACCATGCCGTCGATGTCCACGGTCTTGGCGACGCTCGCGAAACCAGCGAGGTCGTCGTTCCAGGCACCATGACGACGAAGGATGGCCGTGAACTCGGACACGTCGGGTTCGCGAGTCGTCCAGTTCATGTCGCCGGTCTTCTCGTCTTCCTCACCCGTGCAGCGTTCGAGCAGGTGGTCCACGAGTGCCTGCCGCTGCTCCTCGGACTTCTCGTTCCATTGGTCGAGAGCGACCTCGACGATGAAGTCGCACTCCAGCAGGTACTCCAGCGAACCGCTGACCTTGCGCACCTTGCCGTTGACGGGGCGGCCACCCTTGCTGCTCGCCTTGTCCACGAACAGGTACTTGATGCGCGCGGTGGCGATTTCCGGGTGGTACATCGGAATGAGGTTCGAGGCGACGGCCTCGACAGACTCAGCGTCGGAATACAGCTTCGGCATCGGGGAACTCCATAGGGTCAGTAGACCGCAGCACGGTCTGGATGAATCGGCCAACTTGCTCGTCACCCCAAGCCTCCCAGAGTTCGCCTGGGTCTTTCGTCGGGTTGGGGCTTCCTAGCACACGAGCTTGGGGATAATACACCGTCTCCACACGAAAATCGCGGCCATGTGTGCGGGTAAAGTCCGCCGCCGCCGCACGACCAGCAGCGTCAACGTCGTAGCCCACCCATACCTGCCGCACCATTCGACGCATGACGCGGATGAGGCTTTCGGGGACGCGAGCCGTAAGCGTGGCAACTACCCCAGGAAAGTGTCGCTGGATGGGGAACAGGTCGAAGGCCCCCTCGACGAGCCAGATACCCCCAGTACGCCAGACGTGAGGCATCGCCTGCGCGAGCCCGAAGAGCACGCACTCCTCCTTGTAGGGGATGAAGTCGAGGTAGCCCTTCCGCGCGCGGTCAACGTGCCGGAACTGAAACCCGTGAACGACCCCCAAGGTACTGGTGAGCGGGAACACGAGCACGTCGTCGAGCCGCGCTCCTTGGTGCGCCCACTTGAGGAAGTCCTCCATCCCATCGAGGTCGGGAAGGCTTCGGTCGAGATACCCTATGCGATACTCAGCGATTTGGTCGTCCGACACGCCGCGCGCGTAAAGCGCCTCACGAACCCCGTCGGTGAGGTTCGTCTGAGCGTGCGCGGTCAAGTCGTCGAGCCACGTCACGTCACCACCATGAGGGCCTGGTCGGCGCGTTGAAGCACAACCCCAAGGTGCTCTCCGGTGCGGACGTAACTGCCCACCAACGCGGGCATCGCAGCGACGAACCCGGCTCGTCCAGGCAGGTCCGCCAGAAGTACAGTGACCCCAGAGACGACCGCCACCTCGCTTCGCGTCCGCATGGCCGCCCATGCCTCATCGAGGTTCACGTCCAAGCCGGGCGTGATTTCGGCGAGCAGCTTCGGGGATGCGACGATGGTGTGCGGCTCCATGCTGTTGAGTTGAAGCCGGTGAATGGCCTCCTGTACATTGGTACACCGGCCAGGCCAGTTCGGTCGCGAAGAAAGCACACGATGAAGCTCGACCAGGAGGGCGTCGTCCTGCCCGACGGGAATGGGCGAGAAGCCGTACCGAACGATGCCTTCCCGCGAAGGTCGGGTCTGAAGGAACATGCCGCGCATGTTCGTGACGAAGAACGGCCCGTCGGTCGGGTCGGCGACGCGCTCCCCGAGGGCAGGAATGGAGAAGCCCCCTTGCCGGGCAGCCCGCTGTCGGACGCGCTCGGTTGCGAGCAGCCGCTCAAGAGCCGTGAACGCCATCGTCGCCCTCAGCCGGGAGAAGCCCAGCCACGGTACGGACGGGCTCGGTGCGAAGGCGCAGGAACCGGAACCAGAGCCGCTTCCACCAGGGCAAGTGGTAGTTCGGAGTGCTCTCGTCCAGAGCCCAGAGAAGGGCGGCCACGGCAGGCAAGTTCGCGGAGAGCCACACCTCGTCCTCGACCTCTCGACGGAAGTCAGCGAGGATGTCCTCCTTCGTCCTAGTCGGCGTAAAGCTCGGGCACCGCTGGGCGTCGAGGGGCTCGTCGCAGATGTCCCCCTGCCACTCGGCGGGGTCGTCCGCACCAAGCATACAGAGCCCGATGGTCTGCACGACCGGCAAATGCCGACGGTCCACCCGGTTGAAGCCGTCGTTCGGTTCCCCAGCGACTTCCTTGCGGGAGTCGAGCGGCTGACGATGGTTGTGCTGGCAGCGTCCCGGTAGCCGCTGGTTAGCCTCCGCTACGCGCCGGTCTAGTTCCGCTAGCAGCAGGGTGTGGATGCGGTTCTGGATTTCATCTCGGTTCTTCATCGGTGCCCTCGGATGCGCTTGAGCCCCAGGCTCCACGTCCCGTCGTCCTGCGTGTCCTCAGTCCCCTGGTAGGCCGTGTGCGCGTGGTCGAGGTAGGACTGCTTGTGGGTAATCATCAGCAGGTCGATGCCCGTCGAGTCCGCCAGCTTGCACAGGAACTTGCCCGCCTGGTCGGTGTACTCGTCGCTGACCGCTGCCAACGTCTCGTCGAGAAGAAGCAGGGGGCGCTTCTTCAGCCGGAGAAGCGCGAGCAGCCGGAGCACGAGCGACGCAACGCTTGATGGCCCACCCCCGAAGGATTCCAGAGGGTGCCCTCGGATGACCGTTTCGTCCGCGCCTTGGCGCAGAAAGAAGTCGATGGCGACCTTGTTGTACTTGGTCCCGACTTCGGCCTCGAAGGCGAGCGACTGGTCGTGGAAGATGGTGTGAAGGCCCTCGGTGACGATGCCTTCGATGCCCTTCACTTGGTCGAGCACGAGCCTGTCCATCAGCACACGAAGAAGCTCGCCGACCTTGGTGAGCTTCTCGATGCTCTCCGACAGACTCGCCACCTCGGCCTCCTTCTCAGCCACTTCGGCCACAAGGGCGTCTCGCGCCACTTGCAGCCGAAGGGCTCTCCGGGATAGCTCGCGGGTACGCGCCGTCAGTCCTTCGAGGGCATGAACCGGGTCACTCGGCATCGGTACGTGTTCTCCGGCTGCGTTTCTACACCGCTTCCGCCGATGACCTTGCCATCACCGTCGATGAGAAACTCGTCGATGGTGCGAAGCATCGCCTGGTCCTTCGGGCGGCGCTCGTCAGCCGGGAGAATCATGACCCGCATCTCCAGACGGTCGCCCTTCGCGCCTTCGAGGAGGTCGATGAGGTGGTAGAGGTTGACCCCGAAGGTGAAGTCGCGGCTCTCGGAACCATCCTTGGGGAGCACGGGCACCGGGAAGCTCTTTGCCTTCGAGTTGCCCTCGACGACCGAGAAACTCAGTTCGTTCGATGCCGCCGTGTAGGTCAGGCGGATTTTGTCCCGCTTCGCGTCGAGTTCGGTCTTCGTGTACTTCAGCGCGTTCACGAGAGCGCGCACAGGCACGTCGAAGACGAACTTGTCGTTCTTCAGCGCGTAGTAGGCGTACTTCGAGTGGGTCTTCGTGTGGTGAGCCCAGCCGAGCACCCGCCCCTTGCCGTCGATGGCGAAGGTCATGTTCTGGCCGGTCTTGATGGTGACCGTGCTCTCGCACTTGCCGAGGAAGCTCGACACGAAGGGAAGGTGCTGCCCGTGAAGCCCGAGGCCCTTGCCCTTGAAGGCGTCGCAGTAGAAGTAGAACGCCTGCGTGCCGTTCGCGCCGAAGAGCGTGCCGTCACCCTTCGCCCACGCCTCGTTCGATTCGTCGAAAACCTGGATGGCCTTGTACTGGTCTTCGGCCTTGTTGTCTTGGGGCTTGGCGAGGAAGGGCTTGGCGAGGCTGATGGACTCGCGGAGGATAGCGACCGAGAAGTCGCGCTCGTTCGAGGCTGCCTCCACGTCCTTATCGCAAGACGCCATGAGCTTGGGGTCGTAGCTCGTGCGCTCCGAGCCCGCGCCGCTGCCCGACGTGTATTTGACGGTGTGAACGTCGCCGCTGCTGGTGGCCTCGAAGGTCAGCACCTCGTCCTGAAGGAACCGAAAGCCCTCGATGTAGTCGGCAGGGTAGATGAACGACCCCTCGCCTTCAACATCGGACACGGGGAAGTCCGCCCGCGCGACGTGCAGCGAGTCGCGGCTGTAGACGAAGCACGTCTCCCCTCGGATGACGAAGAGGTAGCCCTTACCACCCTGCGGGGTGATGGGGCGGGGCGGGACGATGGACACGATGTCGAGGGCCGCGTTGAGGTCGGCAGCCTTGGCCTGAAATTTCATCTGGGTGTTCCTCTCACTTCTTGGTGTCGTAGCTCGCCAGCGCGGCCTCGACGGCTACGAGGTCCGTCTCGTAAGTCGCAATCATCTCGGTCAACTGCCCCTGCACCTTGTCGCGCTCCTCGCGCAACGTCTTGGGGTCGTAGCCAGCCGCCCTGATTTCGACGATGAGTTGCGCAAGCTCCTCCTTCTTCGCCTGGAGCTTGCCACTCAGGTTCGACTTCTTCGTGTTGACGACCTCGGTTCGCTTCGCCAAGTCGTCGATTTTCTTACGTAGTTCTTCCGGGGTCATCGCATCTCCGTGAGGCTAGAAGCCGACATCTTCTACACCTACGCCATCACCGACGGTATCGATTTGGCGAGACAGGAATGTCTCGCCGTCGATGCAGACCGGCCGGTATGCGCAGAGGTTACACTTACCACTAGGCTGGGCAGGGAACGTCGTGGGGAGCAGGGGCAGGGGGTTCTCCGACTGAGCAAGGAGCCTCTTGCCTTGCTCGATGTGTTGCACGCTGTCTAGTACACCGGCCAGCAGGTCATCGAGCGACTTCTCGTCGAAGGCTACCCAATCGAGGCTGTTTTCGGGCTCCTGCCGCCAGTAGACGAAGCCGAGGCGGTCGGGCGCGTGCCCGAACTTGCGACGGTGAAGCATCGCGTACCACCATAGCTGCTGGGGATCGACGTACTTGTCCCGGTGCCGCGAACCCTTGCCGTCGAGGATGACCAAATCCCCGTGAGGCTTCACGCGCCGGATGATGAAGTCCGCGCGCCCCCCAATCATGTGCCCGTCGATGAGCGAGTCGAGCTTGACCTCGGCGTCGGCGGGCTGGCCGAGTAGCCGGTGGTGCCGAACGATGCCGATGCCTCTTGGGATGGCCTTCATGACCTCACGCCGCAGCGTGTCGCGGGACTTGTAGTTGGCCCTCTTGTCCTCCCAGTCGAAGACCCCCGTCTCGCTCTCGCGCCGGATGATGCTGTCGAGGGTGGGGTCCACCATCGCTTCGAGAAGCTCTTGGACCCCCTTCTGCATCCAGATGCGCTCGTTATAGAACGCCTCGAAGATGGTCCCGACAGTCGAGCCGTAAAGCGCGTTCACCCGGTTATCGGGGGTGTCGAGCTTCGTCTTGCCGATGTAGCGATGCCAGTACTGCCGGGGGCAGTCCTTGTACGTCTTATGGCCGGAGTAGGAGAGGTACACGTCAACCCACTTCTGCGCGAGCGCGTTCGAGATACCCAAGAGCCAAGTCCCGCACTTCCCTGGCGAAGTCCAGAGCTTGCAAGTTGGCCTCAATGCTCAGAGATGGGTCATACTCGGCGCTCGCACGGAGGGTGGCGACGAAGTTGTCGATTTCGACACCCTCGGCCTCCGCGCGCTCCTTGCGCTCGAAGTCGAACACGTCGGCGGCAGGGGCAACAATCATGGGCATCGTGACCGTCACGATGCCGCTCGGCTGCACCTCCAGCAGGGTGGCGCTCGGGGTTCGCTCGATGTTCTCGCGGATGAGGGCTCCTCGGGAGAGCGCCCCTTGGTTGACGAACTGCTTGCCTCCGACCTCGATAATGCCCTGGTCTTTGTGCCAATGCCCGAAGCACCACACGTCGGGACCGTCGGGGGTCACGAGGTCGGGGTAACGGAAGACGGGCTCGCCGAAGAAATCCTCGACGCTCGGAGGCGGGTCGGCCCCCGCGAGCGCGTGGACGATAGCGATGAGGAAGTCGTCCCCCGGCTGCTTCTGGATGGCGAGTAGCTCGTCGAGCTTGCGGAACGGGCTGTAGGGCACACCGACCACCCGGACACGCATCCCCCCGTCCTCGAATACGGCCTCTCGGAGGTGCTCGAAGACCTTGGCGGCGTAGAGCACACCGAGAGGCTGCTTCGGCACGGAGTCGAGGTTGTTGTAGGCGATGTCGTGGTTGCCCTCGACGCAGTAGACGGGGCAAGGGTAGGCCCGGTGAACCTCGGCCGTCCGCGCCACGACCGCGTGAGGGTTCCGGGTGGCCGCCTTGACGTGGAAGTAGTCGCCCCCGTCGAGCACGGCCTTCACGCCGTGCTTCCGCGCAAGCTGACCGACCTGCTCCAGGTTCGACCAGACCTCGGAGGGGTAATCCCCCTTCCACGAGGACGGGCTGCGGTCGCTGACGTGCGTATCGGTGCGGAACAGGAAGGCGAGCCGGGGCATGAGGCTACTCTACACCTCCGCACTCCGCAACGGAGCGCGCACACGTCGGGCAGACGCCAAGTTCGTCTTGCTCTGCCTTGATGGCCGTTTCCTCTGTCAGAACGACCGCGAGTTCATCGTCCAGGCTCTTGACCAGAGCCATCAGGTTCGTGTGCTTGGTGAGCAGGGCGTCGAGGGCCGTGAGCCGGTCGCGCGCTTCCGTGAGCGCCTTGGCCTCGGGCACCGGAGCCGACTCAACCGCCTTCCAGGGGCCAAGCCAGCCCTTCATCTCGACGAGCTTGGCGACCCATCCGTCGAGACGAGTCAGAGCCTTGGATGCGTCACCGAGCGCGGCGGCGGACGGCACCTGCACGTCCTCGACACCCGAGAGGCGGGCAATCTCCTGCTCTCGGGCTAGCTTCCGGGCCAGGAACTCATCGAGGGCATCAAGCCGCTCCTCCTCGGCGCGCAACGTCGAGGGGTCGGGGATGACGATGGCCGTGACCTTCCCAAGCTCACGGACTACCCCTGCGAGCGACGACAGTTGCCCGAGGAACTCGTCTACCCGCTGGAGAGCGCGCTCCTGCTTCTCGATGGCAACGTGACGGTCAGCGATGGCTTGGGCATCGGCCAAAGCAGTATCGAGCCCGTCGTAGGCGACGAGCTTGGTGCGAAGGTCGGTCACGTCCTTCTCGCGGACCTTGCGGGTCGAGACGGCTTCCTTGCGGTCACGCTCCGCGAGCCGCATGGCCGCGTTGATGCGGTCGAGCCGCGCCACGTCCGAGAGGGTATCGGCAACGGCCCCACCCGTCTGGTCGAGCAGGAAGATGGGGCTGAACTGGTCGGCGACCTGGAGCATCTCCTGCCGGTCGCCGACCTTCACGGGAGCGAAGTCGGGCTGAAGGAAGTCCGGCGTTCCGCGCTCGGCCTTGTCGTAGACCGCCCCGTTGAACGTGTAGCGGTTGATGGCGTCGCCCTTCTCCCAGAGGAGGTCGAAGCCCTCGGCGACCATGTGGACGGAGGCGAAGCACTTGCAGGTTTTCGCCTTCTTGGTGCGCCGGAGGCAGGCTGCCCCGTGACGGACGAACGAAGACGCAGGTGCCCCCGTGAGGGCCGCCTTCACGGCTCTCACGAGGGCACTCTTACCGATGTTGCTGCGCCCGACGATGACGGTGAACCCGTCAATGCGGAAGGCTGCCTTCTCGATAGACTGGAAGTTACGGACTTCGACCTCGACCACGGTTACTCCGCGCCCGCGTCGGCATCCTCCACGACCTCTTCGGTGGGCGAGTCGGGGGAGTCGTCGAACTCCTGCCCCATGTCCGACAGGAGGCTATCCTCCTCGCCGATGTCCTCGTCCTTGACGACCGTGCTAGCAGCGCCGAGGGCAGCCGTCACCTTACCACAGACCTCGGTGTAGAGCTTGGTGTTCTCCATGAGGAGCGCACGGAACTTGTCGCGGCCCTGGGTCCGGTGCTCGCCGTAGGCGTAGTAGGCACCCTCCTTCTTGACGATGCCCTGCGCGATACCCGTCTCGATGATGCTGAAGTAGTTGTCGAGCCCGTACCCGTACCGGATGAAGAAGTCGCCGCTCGACCCCTGGGTGCCGTCGAGCTTGTTCTTCACGACCTTCACCTGGGTCTTGTTGCCATACGGGAACTTCTTGGTCTTGCCCGACATCGGGTCTTTCTTCTCGATGATTTCCGAGCCCGTTCGGATGAACCGCAGACGGAGGCTCGCGTAGAACTTGACGGCCTTGCCGCCCGCCGTGTTGGTATCGGGTCCATGCCCACCCGTCGCGATGACGGCGCGCTCCTGGTTCAGGAGGATGAGCGCCGTACCGAGCTTCGTGGGGTCCATCTTCTTCGTCTCCCCAGAGCCGGTCTTCGGGCAGGTGGCAAGCCACCCGCAAATCTTGGGGAGCGTCTCGGCCATCTTCTTCGCCACCGCGCCGACCTTGGCGGTGTCGTCGAGCTTCTTCTCCAGTTCGTCCTTCGGCACCATCGCGGCCACCGAGTCCACGATGATGAGGTCAACCCCGGTGTTGATGCCGACCCAAATCATCTTCAGGCCCTCCTCCATCGTGTCGGGTGCGAACACCATGAAGGAGTCGTCGTACTTGACGCCGATGCTCTGGGCATAGCCGTGGTGAATGGCGTGCTCGAAGTCCAGGAACATGACGGTGCCCCCAGCCTTCTGGACCTGCACAGCAGCCGAGAGCGCCACCGTCGTCTTACCGGAGGACTCCGGCCCGAAGATTTCGGTGACCTTGCGGCGCGGATAGCCGGGGCACGTCAGGCCCTTGCCATCCTTCGCGAGGCTGCCACCGATGAGCCCGTTGATGATGATGCTGCCTGAATCGACGTGAGGGAGCGTCGAGAACGACGCCTCGACGGGCTTCTGCCCGGTCGCCTTGAGGATGAGAGCCCTCGCGGCGGTAAGAGCGTTCGGTGCGTTGTCAGATTTCTTGGCTTTGGCTGCACTCATTTGGGAATCTCCGAGAAGCGAAAGAACCGTTGACCTTCCTTGAAGGCCGCGCCCATCTGGACCGTCTCGCCCTTCTTCTTACCCCGCGTGAACGTGTGGACGCGGGCGAAAGAGCGGTGCTCGGCAGGGGTGAGGTCGGCTTCGAGGATGTCGCCTCGCACGAACCCAAAGAAACGAGCGGCGAAGCGGGCGAGGTGATAGGCGTCGGCCTCGTTGTGGTTGAACTTGCCCTTGATGCCGGTGTCGGCCTTGGCAGCTTCAACCATGTCGGCCTTGAACATCTTGCCGGTGCGAACGGACGGGTCTTCCTTCGCGAGCATCTTGAGGGTGCCGGGGTCGAAGTACACCACGTCCCTGCGGCGGACGTAGATGGCCTCGTTCACCATCATGAAGAGGGCGTAGAGCCCTTCGCTGTACTGCTCGCCGAAAGGCGGTGACTCGACGCCCACCGCTGCGATGGCAGGGTGTTCGTCGAGCACGCGACCCACAGACTCGCGAAGCTCGATGTACCGCTGAACGAAAATCGCCTTGGAGGAGGTCGAGAACCTACCCCTCGCGACGACGCGCGCGGCACCAGAAGCGTCGGAGTCGTGGACGCACCATCCGAAGCCCGTCAGAGACGGGTCGAGGCCAAGTGTGAGCATGGCGATAGATACACCGAAGGCCGAGCCGGGCTTTCACCCAACTCGGCCCCCAGTCGCCGGTCACACGCCGTCGAGAACGTCCGCGAAGTCACCCGCCGAAGCGGCCGACACGTCGCTGACCGCCGAACCACCGAGGCCGAGCTTCGCACGAAGCTGGTCGGTCGTCATCTCGCGGAAGGGAACGAGCTTCTCGAACATCGGAATCGCCCTGGCGAGCACGACGTTGCGGAACTTCTCGGACTTCTGCCAGAGAGCAGGACCGACGAAGCTGACCGCGATGTTCTGGTACTGGGCGTCCTTGCACTCCAGCTTGATGTCCTGCGAGTGCAGACCCATGCCGTTGTCCTTCAGCCCCGCATTGAGCTTCCAGAGGTCTTCGTAGACCCGCTTGCCGAAGCGCCAGGGGATGAGGTTCCAGTCGGTGAGGAGACGGTCCTTGTCGATGTTCCCGGCGCGGTCGGTCGGGTACGTCAGGAGCAGCGTCGTGTGGTACTGCTTCGGCTCCGCGATTTTGTTCCAGACCGCATCGGCGTCGGGGCCGTCCTTGCCCTTGCGGTTGATGACGAAGCCGAGCCCCTGCTGGTAGCTCGCCATCATGCGCTTGAACTTCGCCTCGGAGAGGTCGAGTCGGTCCACCTGCGTCAGAGCGTCCACGCTCTTGCCGAGCGATTGAGCGCGCTCCTCCAGGGCCTTCTGGGCCACCGCACGGAGGTCCGCAGCAGAGGGCGTCTCACCCCGACGACGAGCCTCAGCACGGAGGCGGGCCACGGCGTTGAGGTCGATGGGGTGGAAGTAGACGAGGGCGGCGCGGATGTTCTGCCCCTTGGTCATCTTCAACCAGTTCTCGCGGTCGTTGTAGACCTTCGAGTCCTCGTCGAGGCCCACGTCCTCGTCGAGGTTGTAGTCGGGGTCGAACGGATTGTGGCTTGCCATGTTCTTGCTCTCTTTCTTTGGGGCTGCCCCACGCACAGTTGCCGGTCAGGCGGGTGGTGAGGACAAGCCAGTTGGTTGAAACGAGCGGCCCCCTTGGCCGGTTCCGGCGGGCGCTGGGGGAGAAGGCCCATCAGATTTGCCTTCGGGGCCGCTCAACTCCTATCATACACCGGCCGAGGTCAGATATTCGCGAAGACTTCTGCGAAATCGTCATCGAGCGAGGTCGATTTTTCGGCGTCATCATCCGTGTCGCCCAGGAACGCTGCGATGGCCTGGGCGGCCGGGTCCGCCGGGGCAGACGGCTGAGGTACGGGGGCTTCTTCGACGGAAGCCGCCACGGGGGGCGGAGCCGCAGGCGTGGCGGGAGGCAGGCTGACCGGGGGCGTCGGAGTGCCTGCCATGAGCCGCTCCAGTTCCTCCTCGGTCATGTCATCCCCGAACGCCGGAGCCACGGGACGACGCTCGTGCGGGGAAGCACGCTCGTCGCCGTACATGGCCCCGGTGTCGATTTCGTCGCGAATCAGACTCCGCTGGAGCTTGATTTCCGACATCGTTGCGGTCAGTTCCTTGTGCCGGTGCCTGACAGCCTTATCGACGAACTCCAAGTCTTGCAGGGCGGCCTTCAGCGACTCGATAACTTGCCGCTCGTCCCGCAGAAACACACCGACCGTGGCCTTGCGGTCCTCGATGCTGGGTAGCCGCCGAACACGGTCGTCGTTCGCGAGCAGGTCGTCGAAGCTCAACTGGTAGGCCGCTTCTCGTGCGCGGAGGTCGCGGGAGAGCACCTGCTTCTCCCGATGCACCTCTAGCTGGACGCGGCTGACGGCGTTCAGGTAGTTGCGCGTCTTCGCGATGAGGTCGTTCAGGTAGAGCGGCCCGAGCGAGCGCGGGTCGGGGTGAAGCTGTACGAGGTACTGCTCCAGTTCGGCGTAGACTTCCTTGATGCGGTCGAGCTTCACTTGTCGTCCTCGATGACGTTGAGGAGCTTCGCGATGCCGTTGTCGTAGCGCGTCAGCACAGCCCGAAGCTCCTCCTGCGCCGACGAGGCTGCCATCATACCCCGCTTCACGGCGTCGTCGTAGGTCGCCGTGACGACGTGCTTGCCGAGCAGGAGCCGAGCGAGCTTCGCGTCGTCCGGGCTGAACCCGGAGGGCTCGTGGTGGTCGTTCGAGAGTTGGTTCACCTCGGCCCCCGTACCACGGGATGCGGTGACGCTGTAGAACGCGCTCGTCTTGCGGCCGTCTCGGTTGCGCTCCTCGATGGAGTGCGAGACGGTGATTTTGTCGATGAGGAGCGCGCCGCTGACCGACTTCAGTCGGGCCTTCTGCTTCTCAGTCAGGTTCGACAGCGGGCCTTCGGGCTTCTTCTCGGGGGTGGTCATGCCCCTCTCTTACACCGGAGAGCGAGACAACCGCCTCGGAAACAGCGCGGCCGAACGCCGTGTTCCTCAGCACCACCTTGTCGTTGCCGATGGCCTTGTAGACCGAGAAGGGGTCGCCGAGAACCCAGCACTTCTTCTTCGCGCGCGTGACCGCCGTGTAGAAGAGGTTGCGCTGAAGCATCCTCCCATGCCCCTTGACGATGGGGAGGAGCACGTTGTCGAACTCGCTCCCCTGCGACTTGTGGACGGTGATGGCGTAGGCGAGCCGAAGAAGCTCAGGGGCGTCGGCCTTCGGGATGGCGACCAGGGTATCGACCGCGCCCGGCCCGATGCCGTGGATGCGGACCATGAGGTTCTCGCGCTGAATCTCGACGAGCTTACCCATGTCGCCGTTGTAGATGCCGAGCTTGTAGTTGTTCTTGATGACCATGAGCCGGTCACCCACTCGGCTGTGGAAGTACCCGGCCTTCCACTCGGGTTGCCCCGTGCTGGGGTTCAGCGCCTCGCGCAGCCGGTCGTTCAGGTTGTTGACCCCGACGTAGCCGTCGTACTTGGGGGTAAGCACCTGGAAGTTCGCGTCGCGCGCCTTGAGCTTCAGGGCCATCTTGACGATGAGTTCGGAGATTTGCTCCTCGTCCGTCAGGTGAACGAACTGGAACTCGCTCTCGGGCGGGCGCTTCTCCAGCGAGAGCGTCTCCCCTCGGTTGATGGTGTGGCTTGCGACGACGATTTCGCTCGTATGCTGCTGCCGGAAGATTTGGGTGAGCCGCACGTTGGGGACGTGCTCGGAGGCGAGAAGCTCACGGAGGACGTTGCCCGGCCCGACGCTTGGAAGCTGGGCGTCGTCGCCGACGAGCACGAGGATGGTATCCGGGTGGAGGGCGTCGAGGACGCGGAAGAATAGCTCTTGGTCCACCATCGACATCTCATCGACGATGACCGCATCCGTCTGGAACTTGTTAGCCCCGTGGTACTGCCAGCCGTCCCCGTCGTAACCGAACGCACGATGGATGGTGTACGCCTCGGTGCCCGTGACGCCAGCGAGTCGCTTGGCCGCGATGCCCGTGGGAGCCATGAGCGTGTGGGTCAGCTTCTTCTCACGGAAGAGGCGGACGAACGCGCGGACGAGGGTCGTCTTGCCGGTGCCGGGAAGGCCGGTGAGGACGAGCACTCGGTTCTCGATGAGCTTCTGGATGCCGTCCTTCTGGGCCGGAGAGAGAACGATGGGGTTGACCCGCTCGTACTCGGCCACGAAGGCGGCGAGGTCTACGTCGAGCTTCGAGGCGGTGATGAACTTCGCCAGCATGGCGGCGCTCTCACGCTCATGCTTCCAATGGACGGGGAGGTAGACCCCCGCCGACTTGTCGAGGTAAGCGTCCTTGCGTTCGACGAGCCGGTCCACGGCGGCGAGAAGCGCGCGTGAGAGGTCGGGCACGTCGAACGCCTCCATGAACTCTCTCTGCATGAGGTCGTCCACGAGGGCGGGGAGGTCGCCGCGCCGGATGTAGAGGTGCCCGTTCTGGGCCTCCTGCCGGAGCAGGTAGAGGACGGCCCCCTCGATGCGCTCGGGCGCGTCTCGACCGAAGCCCTGCTTGAAGGCGAGCTTGTCGGCGAGCGCGAACCCGAAACCATTGACCGAAACGAGCCGGTAGGGGTTCTCGGTGATGACCCGGATGGCGTTCGAGTCGAACGTCGCGTAGACCGCCCGGATGGTGTTGGCATCGACCTGGAACTCGGTCAGAAAGACCGAGAGGTCGGCGAGGCTACGCGCGCGAGCCCACGCCATGATGGCCCGGTCGAGCCTATCTCTCGCCGGGTCGTCCGGGGAGAAGAGAGCCTGCACCTCGGCGGGCCGCTCCGAGAGAACCGCGAAGACTTCCGTCCCGTAGGTCTGAACGAGCTTGTCCACGACCACAGGGTCGGTGAAGTCCGAGACGCACTCGGAAAGGAACCGCTCGATGTCGCGCGGCGTGCGAGCGTACGGGTGCCAGGTATGGGGGATGAACTGCTTGCCGAACTTCGGGTGTGCGCCCCATTGACCGCTGAACGCAACCGTCACCCCCACGGTGACCTGAAGCAAACCGAACAGCGGCCCGGCGACCGTGACGACCTTCTCTTCGACGGAGGGTTGGGCCTCGTCAAGCGCAACCGTGAAGACGCAGAAGTCGTCTCCCTTGTGCCTGACGGCGATGACTCGGCCTCGGATGATTGCCACGCTATGCCTTTGCGAGTTCGATGAACTGCTCCTCGGAGAGGAGCTTGGTGCCGTGCTTACGCGCTGCCTGCGCTTTCGTCGAGGACGAGTTGGGGTCAGCGATGACGAGATAGGTGAGCCCCTTCGCGACGCTCGCCTTCACGACTCCTCCCTGCTGCACGACGAGCCCTTCGAGGTCGGCACGCTTGCGTTGCATCGAGCCCGTGAAGCAGAACGACTGCCCGGTGAGCCTCCCTTGTACCCGAGCCTTGATGTGAACTCCAGCAGCGAGAAGGTCCGCGACGACGTTCTCACCAGCCCCATGCAGCCAGGTGTGGAGAGCCTCGGCCTTTACGGGGCCGAGCCCTGCGATGGAACGGAGGGTGATGAGGTCCACAGCGCGGAGCTTCTCCCAGGTGTCGTGCCCGGCGTCCGTGACCATCTGGATGGTCTGGGTCGCACAGAGGGGAATCGACAGCGCGCCGAGCAGGACTTCAAGGGGCTGCTCACTCTTCTCTCGGAGGAGTACCAGGAGCTTGTCGGCCCCGTGCTCCGTGATGCGCTCGACCTCGGCGAGCGAGGGGATGGTGAGCCGGAAGAGGTCGGCGGGGCTCTTGACCTTGCCTGACTCGACAAGGCGCTCGATGAGCGTCTCGCCCCACTCCTTCACGTCGAGGGCGGCGATGAACCGCTTGATGCGACCGACAAGTTGCGCGGGACACTCCGCCGTGTTGGGGCACACGAGGTACTCCCCGTCCTGGGCGACCTTGTGCTGACAGGAGGGGCAGAAGAGGGGGCATTTCACAGGCTGGTTGGACCTCGCGACGAGCGCGGTGACGCGAGGGATGACATCGTTGGCCCGAGCCACGAGGATGCGTGCGCCCGGTGAGAGCCCGAGGTCGGTGACGTACTTGAAGTTGTAGAGGCTTGCCTGCATGACCTTCGCGCCCACGAGTTCCACGGGGTCGAAGGTGCCGACAGGCGTGAGGCGGCCCGTGCCGCCCACCTGCCAGTCAATCTGCCGAAGGGTCGTCTCCTGCGCCTGCGACGGAAACTTGAAAGCCACGGCAGCGCGAGGGCGACCGTCCTTGTCGCCGAACGACCGCTGCCGAGCGATACCGTTGACCCGAACGACGAGCCCGTCGATGTCGTAGTCGAGCGCGTCCCGGTGGCCCTGCTGGTAGTGGAGCCAAACCTCGATGGGGTTGACCACGACGCACCAATCGGGGAGCATGAACCCCTGCTGGCCGAGCCATTGAAGCTGCTCGTCCTCGGCCTGGAAGTCCCGCCCCTCGACGACTTGATAGGGGATGACTGTCAGGTGCTCGCACCCCTTGCCGTCGAGCCTTTTGCTGATGCCCGAGGCTGCGTTGCGGGGGTTCGCGTAGTCGGGGAAGTGTGCCCGGTGGGCTGACTTGAGCAGGACGATTTCGCCGCGAATCGACCCCGTGAAGCCCTCGACCTCGGGCTGGACGTTGTTCATGCGGAGGACGTTCCGGGTGATGTCCTCGCCCGTGATGCCGTCGCCGCGCGTGATAGCCTGGACGAGCTTGCCCGCCTCGTACCGCAGATGGATGCTGATGCCGTCGAGCTTCTCGGTCACGAAGAGGGGCGGGATGCCGCGCGTCGGGGGCAGCGTGTTGTAGGTGCGCGCCCACTCGCGAAGCTCCTCGGGGGTGTTCACCTTGTCGAGGCTGCCCATGACGAATCCGTGCCGAGCTTTCTTCCACTCGGAAGTGTCGGGCACGGGTGCGCCGATAGCCGTGACGGCAGGCGACGCTGGGCGGAGAGCGCGTAGCTCATCTACCCAGGCGTCGTACTGCTCATCGCTAACGGTCGGGGTACCGTTGTAGTAGGCGTCCCGAGCAGCCTGGACTTTCGCTTCCAGAGAGGCAACGGGAGCCGCGTCGGCTTCTTCGAGGAGGGCCATGAGGTCCATGACCCTCCTCTACACCGAACGTCCCGCTAGTTGCGGGACTTTGCGTCGGGTACGTCTTCCATCTTCAACTCCCCCGCCTCGACCATCTCGGCGAGCCGATTGATGGTCGAGAACGGGGCGACGACGAACCGGACCTCTTCACCCTTGTAGCGTTCGAGCACCGCCTGAACGTCCACGTAGTTGAAGCCCCCCTCGGGCCGCTCGCACCGAAGCACGAGGCGGCCCGTCATGGGGTCAAGTTCGACGATGCCTTCCGCGACGAGTCCGAGGTCCATGCTAGAACTTGACCTCACAGTAGCCGCCAGCGCAAGCCACTTCGCCCGCGAGGTTCGTCTCATCCCCCTCCTCGACGATGGCCGTGTAGTCCACCGGCTTGTAGCTCTCCAGGATGGCGTTCCAGCGCGCCTCGTCGGCGGGCGTGGTGACCTCCTCATTCGGGGCGAAAGCGTAGTCCTTGTCGCCGGAAGCAGCCAGCAGGCTGACACCCGTGAAGTACTCGCGGTTCTCCCAGAGGTAGTCCGCCACCTTGTCCCACTCCTCGGGCCGCACCGTGACGGTGTTGCTGACGTTGTGGTTGAGCCCCGGCGAGTGCTTGGGGTCCGACGTGCCGGGAAGCACCCAGTTCTGCTGAGTGGACTTCACCATGTCGAGGAACTGGATAGCCCCCAGGTCGGCTCGCACCGTTGCGTTCGCAGGGGCCTCGACCGGAAACTCGATGACGTACTTGCCGTCCGGCTTCCTGACGCACATGTGCGGGTTGACCGCCCGGAACGCCTGGAAGACCGTTTCGAGTTCGTCGGCCGTGACGCGACGGATGTACCGCTTCGCGTGGTGAGCGTGGTGCCCGGAACCGACACAACCAAGTTCGAGGCTCGTGGTGCCAGAGGGCTTCACGCAGGTCGTACGAGCGGCGGGCTTGACCCCAATCTTCGCAGCGTACTCGGCGTTCCACGCCTTGATTTTGCCCGCCACTTCCCGCTGGTACTCGGGGTTGCAGGCGATGTGGGGCGCATCGAGCATCCCGGTCATACCGATGCCGAGCAGGGCCTCGCGCTCGGCGAGCGTCTCGCTAATCCACCCGAGGTAGGGCATCCGGGTGTACCCTGCCTGGAGCGTGCCGATGAGCGTGGCGGCCTTGGCGGCCTCCTCGAAATCCGCGAGGCTCGTGAGCTTGGCCGCGTTGATTTCGCAGAGGTTGCAGAAAGCCCAGCCGGTGTAGGTCTGCCCGACGGTCACCTTGACTCCACGCGCAGCGAGCTTCGTCTGCTCCTCCTCCGTGATGGTGAGCAGAGGGTTGAGCCCGATTTCGCAGCAGGGATTGGTGCCGTAGTCGTAGTTCGCGGTGAAGTAGAAGCCGGGCTCTCCCCATTGGCGCGTCATCTGGAAGATGCGCTTGAACTGCTTTTTCTTCACCTCGTCACGCTTCAGAACGACCGAGTTGTTCGCGTTCGCGAAGTAGGGGTCCGTCTCCCACCAGTTGCCGGTCTTCGCAAAGAGCATCTCGGAGTCGTCGAGGCTGAAGAGGCAAATCATCGCCGAGCGACGGATACCGCCCGAGAGAACGGCGTCAGCCGCGTGGCACATGATGCGGTGGCACTCGATGGGCCGGAGCTTGCGACCCTGAGCCTTCGAGAGCACACCTCGGATGCGCTCCAGGGAATCCTTCAGCTTGAGGTGTCCGGGAGCCTTGCCGCCCGACGTGTGAAGCGGAGCACCCGCGTCGCGAATCAGGTGGTAGGACAACTCCAGGTTCACGCCATCGAGGTAGCTCTGGATGAGCGCCTTCAGCGCATCGGCCCATCCCTCGATGGTGTCCTCGACGACGTGGTGGCGGACCTTCTTGGGGTCCACGTAGCCGAGGCCGGGTAGCTTCTCAACGTGGTCAAACTGCACCGAGTAGCCGACCCCGCAACCGGAGAGCAGGAGGAACAGCGCCTCCGAGAAGACCTCGGGGCGGTCTACCAAGGAAAACGAGCAGTTGTAGATGCGGTTGTTGTTCGAGAGGATGGCGTCACCTCCGAACTGCATCGACCGCATCGAGGGCAGGACGCGCTTGGCGCGCACGAGGTCGAAGGCCCACTTGATTTCCTCGGCGAGGGCCTCGTACTGGTTGAGGTGCATCACCTCAACGCGCTCGACCGTCTCCTCGTAGACCTCTCGGCGGCGCAGACGAGAGACGTACCGGGCATACTTGCCCGCGTGGATGTAGTCGCTGATGGCCTTGGGGTCGGGAGCCTTCGAGGTGCGCCCACCACGAGCCTCAGCGCGCTTGTGCCGGAAGAGGATGAACGCCTTGGCGACCTCGAACTGCCCGTGCTTCATGAGGGCCGTCTCGACCGCATCCTGCACACGCTCCACGTCGATAACGTCCTCGGTGAGCGTGTCGATGACGGTGCCGATGACCCTTGTGATGGCGCGTTCGTCGAGAGTCTTGCACTCCTGCCAGGCGCGGCCGATAGCCCGCCTCAGCTTTTCGACATCGAACGGCTGAAAGGTGTTGCCATCGCGCTTGAGGATTTTCTTACCCTTGGCTTTGGTCGGTGTGTCTGCGCGGTTGTCGGTTGCGTTCGATGAGAGCATGAGTGAGCGTCCTCCTAGCCTGAAATCCGCAGCACGGCCAACTCCACGAGGGTACGTTTGGAGCGAGCCGGTCCCTTTACATCTTCATCTAGTGTGCAGAGGCGACGCATGTGGCCGATGAGGTCGGTCATGCGGTGCTTCTGCACGATGGGCAAGAACTGCGTCTTGCAACGCCAGGGGTGCATCCCCAGGGCAACGGCAACCTCTTCTTCGGAAGCGCCGCGTTCCACGAGCGACCGCGCCAGTACCACCTTCTCGGCCTGACGAATCAGCGAGAACGTGATGGGTACGTGCGCTTCGTCCCCCATGACCCTGTAGACGGTCGATAGGACGTTCATCGCCTTCTTAGTGTCCTTCGAGAAGGCAGCGTCCGCGACTTGGTAAGGCTCCGCCGTCGGCGACGGAGCGATGACGAGCTTGACCTGCTCGGGGCCAACCTTTGCCTGCTTACCGAGAAGCACCGAGAGCTTGCGAAGCTCGTTCGAGAGCCGGTAAAGGTTGGGGCCGACGAGTTGGAAGAGCAGGCTGCCGATGTTGTCGTCGAGCAGGAGCCCGAGACGCCGCGCCTCGTTCTCGACCCACTTGACGACCTCATTGTTCGAGTCCCAGGTCTTGAGCTTCTTGTGCTCGATGAGGCGGCCCTTCTTCGCCGCTTCGCTCCAGATGGCCGGGCACTTCTCGGAGCGCACGATGGCAACGATGACCGTCTGGTCGTCCTTGGGGTCTTTCGCCGAGACGTACGCCTTCAGAGCCTTGTCGCCCTTGACCTTGTTCGCCTCGTCGAGGACGATGACGCGCTTGCCGCCGTCCAGACTGCCCGTCTCAGCGAGCCCGACAAGTTCTCGGTCGTCGATGTCTTCGCCCGACACTTGAATGACGTGACGGTCTTTCCAGGCGAGCGCGCGCTCGATGTCGCGGTCGAGGAAGAAGTCCTCGGCTCCGAAAGAGACAATAAAGGCTTGGGATGCGTCCTTTGCGGCCATCCTTCAAGCTCCGACGAAGGTTTCGAGCAGCAGGGTCTTCGCGTGAAACGCAAGCTGAGTCTTCGTCGCGCGCGCCTTCGCGAGCATCGAGTCGAGCCCCTGATGAAGGGTCTGCCAGGTAGTTGGGCTAGGCGAACGCATCTTCCGCAGGGTGTCTTTCACGTCGAGGTTCAGAACGCGGGTATCGTCCACGTCGAGCACGAGCAAGTCGTGAACGATGGTGTCGAGGAACCGCAAGGTCAAAGGCAAGTCCTTCTCTAGCTGGTCGAGAAGCAAGAAGACCCCCGCCACGTCTCTCGCGACCGCAGACGTGAGTAGCGATAGGGCCTTGTCGCGAAGAGCCAGACGACCAGACCCCCAGTATTGGATGGCCTTGCCTACCGAACCTTCGCCTAGTCGCGCGTAGACAAGAGCTTTCGTCACGTCCTTCTCGAACTGCTGCACCTTCTCGTGAACGAAGGCTTCGGGCAGCGGACGGAAGTTCAGTACACCGCAACGCGACCGAATCGTCGGAAGAACACGAGCGGCTGACTCGGCAAGCAAGAAAATCCGGGCAGTTGCGGGAGGTTCTTCAAGCGTCTTGAGAAGAGCGTTCGCAGCAGGAGCCGTCATCCGGTCGGCTCCGTCGATGATGAATACGCGAAGCGCCGACTGCGTGGGATACGTGTCGATGGCTTCGATAAGCGAGCGTGCCGCGTCAACCCCGATGTCCTTGCCGTCCTGGGGGGCAAGAACGAGGAGGTCAGGGTGCATCCCCTGCGTAACCTGCAAGCAGTCCACGCACGAGCAGGCTGAAGACCTGTCGCCCGTGCAGAACAGTTCACGGGTCGTCTGAAGCGCAGCGTATCGGCGACCGACCCCCTCGCCCCCAAGGAGTAGGAGGGGGTTCGTCAGGCGTCCTTCGACAACGCGCCGCAAGAACAGAACAGCATCATCTTGGTGTAGTACGTCATTCAACACGCGAGGGCTCCGGCAGCAAGGGGACCGCTGGCGAAGCTAGAGGCTCGACCGGGACGATTTGCAGCACGAGGTGGTAGTTCTGACCGCACTTGCCGCAAATGTGCCGATGGGGCTCTACGCCACTCGCCATGAGCAGACCCTTACACCGGAGGCACCGGAGGACGGAGCCACTTTCCGACATGATTTGTCGCCTTAGATGTCTACCGCGCCGCCCGTGTTGACGCCCCACGAGGTCTTGCACTTGGCGCATTGGTAGAGCCGTCGGCCGCCGACCGTGCCTGGGTGCTTGACCTCGATGGCGAGAATGGAGTCGCACTCGGGTCGCTTGCACTTCATGTGAACGGTAGGAGCCGAGGGGTTGGCAGGTCCAGCCAGTCCGGGCGTCGTGCCCGCAGGGTCGATAGGCATGTGCTTTCCTCTAGTACTTGGACTTCGGGTACGAAACTGGGAAAAGCAGGGTAAGCACGTAGAGCACGCGCTTGTAAAGCGGGTCCGACTGAACCATCGAGGGATTGAGAGTCACCCGAGGCTCTGAAAGCTGATACCCTGCCGATACAGGGAACAGCGTTGGCGAGAACACCCCGTCCCGAACGTAGGGGTCGATTTTCATCCAGTCGTCCCAGAGAACGGCAACCTCGAAGAAGTCGGACTTGAACGTCATCACACGCACCGTGTCCGTCGTCAGAGGACCCGCAGCGACGGGGTAGCCGCGCACGTACGTGGTGATAGCCATCGCCACGGCAGGCAAGTCCTGCTGACGAAGGTGGCTCGGCCGTTGGCCGAAGACGAGCCCGAGGCGGTTGTCCATGCCCGAGCGTTCCGATAGGAAGGCTAGCCCTCGGTCTTGTACTGCTTGCGCCCAGGGAACTTCGGGTACTTGCGGGGCCTCGGCGGCTCCGGGACGGGCACCGGCTTCACGGGGCCGCGCAGATGCGGCGGCTTTGGGAGCTTCACCGGCTGCGGGGGCTTCGGGTATTTCGGCGGGATGGGGATGGGATTACGCGGAACGTGCGGCTTGTCGGGCTTCGGCGGCTGCTTCGGCGGCGTCGGCCGATGCTGGTAGCCTTCGGGCTTGAGGTCTTCAGGACTCGTCCGCTCGAACCGAGAGCCCTCTTCCTTCATCGTCTCAGGCAGCACGTACACGAGCCGCCCCGTGTCCTTGTTGCGGACGGGAACTTTGCCCTTTCCCTTCGCGGCTTCGAGCGCCGCGAGGTAGCGGGCCACGACTCGGTGGGCCAGCACGTTCATGCACAGAGGCTAGCGCACAAGACCCTTATGCAGTTACTTGGGGTGTGAAGGCGTTACCAGTACTCCCCTGTCACCCGTGCCCACACGGTAACCGCTGCTGCTCGAAAGGAACCAACCTCCGAGACGATGAAGCGGCAGACATCGCAGAGAAGTACGGGGCCACGACTGTCGTGCTTCTGGTGGGGCACGAGGTCCACGAGAGATTTTCGGTCAACGGAGAAGCCGTCTCCGCAAGTACCCTCTGGAATCGAGGTGCGCCCGAATGGGCAACAGCCGTAAGCCAGCGAGGGTGCGTATTCCTCGAACCCGACGGGTCTTGTCGGCTGTACGCGGAGTCCTTCTACCCGCAGGTCTGCCGGATGTTTCCGTGGAAGGATCTCGCATCGGCTGACCGCGCAGAAGACGCGGAGCTATGCCCCGCGCACGGTCAACCGATGGCGACGCAGACCATGTAGGCCGCGAACCGCTCGGGGCACGGAGTACCCTCGCGCCGGACGGCCTCTTCGGCGATTTTGAGCCACAAGGGCTTGTTGTGGGCCGTCGTGGCCCACTCGCGGATGGACTTGCTCTCGACCTTCGCGAGGGCGCGAGAGAAGAACGCGCGGGCCTCGGACTTCATGGCGGAGTTGGTGCTCATGCTGCCTCTACGAGGTGAGGAGGTCGTGTACCAACGCCCCGACCCCAGAAACTACGAGAGCCGGTACCTCGGCCAAGGTATCCGGCTCTCAGCGACCAGTATGGCTCGTCGTCGCCCCGACCCTTTGGTGGTCGGCACCCCCGCGCTCTGGGTTCGCGGTCCCCCGGCTGCGTCCGCCGGACGACCTCTCTGACAGTTGCCCGTCTTGCCCCTTGGCCGGAGGCTCCCGTGAGAGACGGGAAGTTGGTGGGCTCGTTGCCACCAGGGAACGGCATCGAGAGCGTGGCCCTCGGCAGACCCGTTAGGTCGAGCCCGGAAAGGTTGGAGTGCGCCCCCGATCTCTCCTCGGGGGCTTGGAGCCGAGCAACCCTCTGCTCGGGGGAGTCCGGCCCTAGAAACCGGAGGTATCGAAAACTTGCCGGGCTCGTCACCCCGGCGGGAGCCTCGGTCTTTCCTACCATCCCCCCACTCTTGCGAGGGGGAGCCCGACCTCTTTCGAGGCCCCGGAACCAGCACCCTTGGTTAGCTGGCCTCCGGCCCGACCGTTTCGGCGTCGTCCCTACACTCCCTCTACGAGGTGAGCCCGCTGACTATCAACGGGTTTCTTCGTAGAGGGCGACCCTTCCTGCTGCCGCCTTCGCTTCCCACCGCTGCACCGCCTGAATGACACGGTGACGGTAGGAGCCGTCCGCTTCTGACGGCCGACGCGCAACCTCGACGCCCATCGAACGGACGAGCCGCTCCAGGGCCGAGGTCGGCACCTGACGCAGTTCGTCGAACTTCAGGGTGATGGTCAGCGAGCGGCGCATACCTCCTCTACGAGGTGAGCGTGCCGAGCACCAACGGAGGGTCGGCACTTTTCTAGAACTACCGACGTTTCGTCACCCGCTCACCACAGAATCGGAGGGCTTCCTCTTGTGGAGCATGGCCTCGGTCGTCAACATCGTCCCAGCGACCGAGACGGCGTTCTGGAGCGCGCAGCGCACGACCTTGGCAGGGTCAAGCACTCCGGCATCGAGCAGGTTCTTGACCTCGAACGTCGTCGCATCGAGCCCGTGGTTGTCGTCCGCATCCTCGACGCGCGCAACCCAGAGGTCAGCCGACTCCCCGGCGTTCTGGCAGATGACTCGCAGAGGCTCGCGGCACGCCTTCAGGACGAGGTTGAAGCCAATCCACTCGGTGTCCCCCTCGGGAAGGTCGTATCGAGCGAGAGCCGCGCGTGAGCCCTCGTCACCATCGACCGCGAAGCCGACGAGCGCGTTGACCTGGAGAGCCGCGTGAATGAACGTCGTACCCCCGCCCGCAACCACGCCTTCGTCGATGCTCGACTTGGTGGCGTAGAGGGCGTCCTCCATGCGGGCTTTGAGTTCCTTCATCTCGGGTTCCGTGTGCGCGCCAACGCGAATCACGCAGACCCCTCCGAGGAGCTTGCCGAGACGCTCCCGAATTTTGTCGGCGTCGTACTCCGAGCCTGAGCGTGTGGCCTCGGCCTTCAGTTCGGCGATGCGTGCTTCGATGGCTTCGTCGGAGCCGCCCCCATCCGAGATGAGCGTCTCCTTGGCGGTGACGCGGATGCGCTTGGCCGTCCCGAGGTGTTCGAGGGTGAGCCCCTCGAAGCTCATGCCGACTTCCTTCGAGACGAAGGTCGCGCCGGTCAGTATGGCGATGTCCTTGAGCAGATAGCTCTGCTGCGTGCCGAAGCCGGGGGCCTTCACGAGGCACGAGAGGAACTGGTTGCGCTGGAGGTTCATCACGAACGTCGGGATGGCATCCCCAGAGAAGTCTGCCGCCATGATGAAGAGCGACCGGCGCTCGGCGAGGACGGCCTCGATGAGCGGGACGAGCGGACGGACGCTCCCAAGCGTCATGTCGGTCACGAGCACGTAGGGGTCGTGCAGGACCGTCTCCTGCTTACCCTCATCGGCGCAGAAGGCGGCGCTAGCCCAGCCACGGTCGAGCTTCATGCCGTCGGTTGTCTCGACAACCGTCGTGGCCTTCTTGCCCTCCTCGATGTTGACAACCCCATCCTTACCGACCTTGGCGACCGCTTCCGCGATGACGCGGCCGATTTCCTTGTCCCCGTTGGCCGAGAGGGTTGCCACCTGGGCGATGTTCTCGGCGGTCTTCACGGGGAGCGCCGCACCGATGATTTGCCCCTCCAGGAGAGCGAACGCCTTGTCCATGCCCCGCTTGAGGGGAACCGGCGGGTGGCCCGCCTCGACGAGCTTGAGCCCCTCGCGGAAGAGAAAGCGCGCGAGCACCGTCGAGGTCGTTGTGCCGTCGCCCGCATCCTCGGAGGTCTTCGAGGCCGCCTCCCGAACGAGTCGCGCGCCCATGTTCTCCCACGGGTCGGCAAGCTCGATTTCCTTAGCGACACTCACGCCGTCCTTGGTGACGGTCGGGCTGCCAAAGTTCTTCTCCAGGAGGACGTTCCGGCCCTTCGGCCCCATCGTCACGGCCACGGCATCCGCTAGCTTGTTCACCCCCGCAAGCATCGCCTTGCGGGCATCGGTTCCGAACTTGGTGCTCATCTGATTACATCCTTCTTTCGGGGCTGGATACCATACACCGAGAGGATTTCGGAAGGCTCCAAATCCTCGGGGTCGGGGAGGGGAATATGTGCCTGGTGTGCTTTCGCGCCATGTCGGGGAGCCACCACCACCTCACCGGAACGATGCCATGCAGGGTGTCGAGGGCGCGCGCCCGTGTGGCGGAGGAACCAGCCGTAGAAGTCGAAGAGCAGGATGCGCTTGTCGGGGTGCGTGTCCTGCCAGAGAACTTGGCGGTCTGGCCCGTAGAACTCCGCCGACCATTGAGCGGGCAACAACTTGACGATGAGGTCGAACCCGTCCGGCATCTGTGCCTGAATGGCGTCCTCGGCATCATCGACGGGAAGGAGGGCAAGTTCTTCGAGCGGTACAGGCATGGGCTAGTTCTGCTAAGTCCCGAGACGAAGGGTGGCAACTTCACGCCACGTTGCTCTCCTACACCGGCCGCCGACATTTCTCTTGTGAAACGCGAAGCGCATGACGGAGAGCAGCGACAAGGTGAAGCAGGCAGTAGCGTTAGTCACGGCCGTCACGGCGCTCGTAACAGCAGGCACGTCGCTCGTGAAGGCGCTCGACAAGAGCGTCGAGCGTGTGAGCTACGAGACTCTGAGCGAGAAGGTCGTCGAGCTTCAGAAAGAAGTCTGGGCGCTGAAGCAGGGGGCAACGGACTACATGCCATCGGAACCCGTCGATGCCGGGCTCTGCACGGCCGACTACGACCAGGACGGGCTTCTGGACACGACCAAGGTCTTGCCCGCGTTGCCCGTGTGGCCCTCTTCGAGCGCGTCGGCCCCGCCGCAACCAGAACCCTCGGTCAGCGTAACGCCGCCGACGCCGCCACCCTCGTGGGAAGCCATCGAGTTGAAGGCGCAGCGGTAGGGCTGGGGGACAAGGACTCGAACCTTGATTGACGGGGCCAGAACCCGCCGTCCTGCCGTTAGACGATCCCCCAAAGGGACGAGGACGACCCTACTCCAGCGACATCGCCAGGTCAAAGGCTTGTGCTTCCGAGGTCTTCGCGCCCCACACAGGGTCGTCATCCTCGGGGTCGGAGTCGATGCCCGCGAGAGCCGCCCGCCACTTGCCAGGGGCTTCCAGAACGACGACGGGGATGTTTCGGTACGCCGCCGTCCATAGCAGGAGCTTCGGAAAGGGGACCGGCCCGAGGAGAGTCGAGAGCCGAGCCCGGTCGAAGACGAGCCCTCGGATGACCCCGCCCTGAAGCAAGGGCTCGGATGGACCACACCAGTCGCGCAGGTCAGCGGTCAGAACCTCCTCGGGTTGCTCGGGCGGCAAGGTCAAGACCTCGACCACCTCCGGGCTGTCGGCGAGCGCGTAAGAGGACTTACCTCGGACGGCCATGAGCGTCGGCCCCGTCACGGCCACCGCCCACAAGCTCTCGCCGACCTTCACCGAGAAGGGCTGTCGGTAGAGGGGGTTCTCGTGCGCAGAAGAAGCGAAACGTGCGAGAGCTTGCGCGAGAAGGCTGTCGGCCATGCCCCTCTAGTACACCGAGCCGCTACTCTTCTGATAGCTTCGGAAGGGCATGGCCGAGATTACTTCCGTCACGGCGACGTGGCTTCCGAACAACACCGCCACCATCAGCGGCAGCGGCTTCGGTGGGGACGAGGGTTACGTCAACCTCGTATTCGAGAACCTGGGCAGCATCCTGACGTGCGCGGTGACGGACTGGACGGACACCAGCATCACGGCAACCCTGCCCGAAGGCGGTTTCGCGGCGAACGAAGCCGTCTACCTCGAAGTAATCGGGCCGAACACCAACTACTTCGCAGTACGGTCGGAACAGGCCGTCACCGACACGCCGGTCATCGACCCTCCTGTGTACCTTCTGGGACTCACTTGGGTCACCGTGAACCCAGAAGTGTTGCCCCTGCTTGACCCCGCCCCTCCGGTAACCCTGCTCACGGCGCTAGGGCAGGTCATGTCCTGGGACGAAGAAGCGGAAAAGTACGAGGTTCGTTGGTACCCGCTCATCGAGCTAGACAGGCCAGGCTCCTCCCTGGTCGATGCGGCCGACCTCGGGGTTGTCGGTGGACTCACACTCAGCCGGGCTCTTGCGACGGGGCTCCTGGGGGGGACCCGTCTGATTGGTTAGAACCCACGGCGGAAAACCGAAGGAAGGCTTCCGAGGCCCCAAACAAATTCGGGCTATCGGCTGCTAGGCACCGCTGCACGTAAACCGAAAAGGCGCTCTGCTCATCACGAAGCTGAACCAACGCGGCGTTCAATGACGTGAACGTCAGCAGCTTGGCAAACTCATCGGGGAGCGCCTTCTTGGGCCACCAGGCAAGAGGGAGCTTCCAAGTCTTCATCGTCGTCGGCCCCGACGGAACAACAGCGGGCGCGAACGGAGACTCCGGTTGTGCGGGCTCCGGTTGGGTTCCTTCCGGCTGCTTCAGCGCCTCGACGAGCACGTCATCGAACCAGGGTCGAGCACGAATCGTCTGGTCAGCGTTCTCGGCAGCGTACTTGCTGATGTCGAGGAGCGCGTTGCACAGACTCTTCGACAGAAGCGGCTCAAAGGTCGGGTCGTTGTCCGGCATGGAGTTCCTCGACAAGGTGACGGAAACAGTAGATTCTCAGCCGAATCGCTAACCTACTTTCGCGCCAAGGTAAGTATGTCGAGCTTCCCGAACGAAGTCCACCACTCGCTGCGGACAGCCTCCGCCCGCGCTCGCCAGGCATCGAGGCCCTTCCGGTGCGTGGCTTTCCAGAGCGCCGAGTGGAACGCCTTTACCGAAGCGTGGGCACCCCGCATCTACGGCTTCCTGCTCGAAGCCCTCGGCCCGATGGGCAAAGAGCCCGCGACGACCATCCTGCCGATGTCGGCCGGGCACCACATCGCATGGGCGACGGCGAGCTTCGAGCCAGGCTCCGGGCAGATTCGGCTCTCCGACTCCATCGAGGGCAAGCCCGGTCAGACGCTTGAGAAGCTCACCCACGAGATGACGCACGCCTCGCTCGCCGAGTTCCCCGAGGGCGACCCCTTCTACGAGGAGGGCTTCGTGGATTACTCGGTCTGGGTGATGTCTCACGCGCCCGTCTGGGGCGAGCACCGAGAGGCGATGATTCACGCCGCCGAGTACAACATCGCCCAGCGGCGAGAACGCGCGCTCCGGCAGGTGTCGGACTGGGACGTAAAGCGATGGGCCGGGGGGCTCTACGCCAACCTCATGCACGGGCCGTTCGTGGTGTCTCGCCTGAAAGCACGGAAGCTCGAAGGCAACTTTGCGTGGTGAAGGAGACGTGGTTCGTCTACATCCTCTACAGCATCAGGACGGGTAAGCTCTACACGGGGACATCGAAAGACCCCCAAGCAAGGCTCGCCCGACACAACGCTGGGAAGGGTGCCAAGTACACGCGGTCGGGCCGACCGTGGCGCATCGTGTACGTCGAAGCCCGTGAGGACCGGGGCGATGCCCTGCGCCGTGAGTACGAAATCAAGGGCCTGACGAGAGCCGAGAAGCTCCTGCTCGCCGGGCTCGCCGCCTAGCGGGCGTAGACTTCCTTCATCTTCTCGACGACCTTCTTCTTGTACCTGTTCGACCACATGGGGTAGCTCATCGGCGTACCATCGCTGGTCGTCAAGTACGGGGTGTCGAGGCCCATCTCCTTGGCAAGCGCGGACGGCCTGCCCGTCTTGGGGTCACCGATGATGTCGGTTTCCTGCTCGCCCTCCATGAGCATGTCGAGCCAACCGGGAGCCCACGGGACGATTCTGGCAATCTCCCGCTTGATTTCCCGGACCTTGGACTCGGTGACGTAATCGTCGAACTGCTTGAAGGCCGAGGGGTCGTCGAAGTCCATGACGGTGGCCTTGCCCTCGTCATCGTCCCTCTCGACGCTCTCGAACCGAGCAAGCTCGTCACGGCGCTTGCCCTTGCGGAGCTTGTCGATGATGAAGTTGGAGACGGCCTTGCGGGCAAGCCCCTGCGCGTCCTCGACGTGCGAGCCCTCGCGGATGGGGAGGGGCTTGTGGTAGGCGATGTACTCGCCGATGGCGTCGGCGATGGAATCCACGTCGCGCGAGAAGCGAAGCATCCCTCGGAAGAGGCTCTCACCGAACTCGTGGTAGTAGCCTCGCGGCAACGTGTCGGCCGCGCGCGGCGAGTCGGGGTTCCACCGAGGACCGGGGTCGGGCATCCCCTTCACACCGGCTTTCAGGAACATCGCCCCGAAGTACTTGCCAAGAGCTTCCCCGAACGGAGAGGCCACCACGATGGCGTGCGCCAGACGGAAGCCGAGGGGCAAGGAACGGAAGATGCTGGCCCGAAGCTGCCGGGCGGCAAGGCGGAGGGAGGCGATGCGTTCCATCACCTCCACGCCTTATCAAAGGACTAACCGGCCGAAACGCCAAGCACTCGGTTGATGCGGTTGACCGTAACACGCGAGAGGCGGAGCTTCCGGGCAGCCTCGACCGCCGTGTAGCCCTCCGAGAGGAGGTCGAAGAACTCCTGGGCAGAGTCGCCGAGCTTCAGGCTCGCGAGCGTGTGGCGGGCCTCGACGGCAGCCGTCATGCGTCGGGTCGAAGCGGCAGGGTCGGTCACGAGGTCGAACGGCTCCACCTCATCACGCCCGTCCGCGATGAGCCGCTGGGCCTTGCGCCCCTCGACGAAGCAGTCGAGAACGCGCTCCTTGTTCCGACGGTGGTTCGTCCGGCACCAGTTCGCGAAAGCGTTGTGGATGGCGTGCTGAAGGTACGTGCGGAAGTTGCTGACCGTCACGCGCGGGATGAGGTCTTCGCTCTCGGCGACCTTCGTGTGATACTCGTAGGCAGTCGCCTCGTACCGCTCGATGTCGTCGGTGGCCCAGAGGGCGTCCATCGAGGTCGGGTCACCCGCGACCGGAGTCGGCATCCAGCGGATGGGGCTGTCGCCCATCCGGTAGCTCTCCTGCGCCCCACACCAAGAGGCGACCGAGATGCCGAGGTGCAGGCAGACCTCTTCGGTCGTGAGCGCCTCGGGGCGCGTCCGCTGCGCTCGCTCGTGGAACTTCTCGACCACCCGGCTCTGCACGAGCTTCAGCCAGACCGACTGGAGGATGTCCTCCAGGTTCTCGGGCCGCTTGTTCAGGTGCTTGACTTGCAGCGCGATGTACTGCCCGTACAGCCGAGCAAGCTCGTCGTTGTTGCGGGGGATGCTGAGGGTCATGTTCGCTCCGTTCCTTCTCCCCCGTTACGAGGTGAGCCGAGCCGCTACCAACGCGCCCGTCGCACTTCGTGAGGTTGCCGCCTCCGAGGGAAACCAAGGCGTACCCTCGTACCCTTCCGAGGTCAAGAAAATAAGACCACGCCGGGGTATCGGGGCGAGACGAAGTTGAAGCTCTGGTTGAAGACTGAGGGCATCCGGTGTAAGAAGGACTCGGGAAGCGGTTGCCGCCGCTGTTCGCTCCAGCGACGCCTCCGCGCAAGCGGGGGCGTTGCCCTTTCTAGCCATGCCGCTCGACCTACCTCCCGAACTCCTGCACGCGCTCGAAGACCACCAGGCCCTCCTGGCCGCCGTGGACGCCGCCAACGGTCGGCACCCGGTAGCCGAAGCCAGAGAGGCCGTGCGGCGCGTCCTCGTGCCCGCTGAGGCCACCGAGACGGTCACCGAGCACGTCAGCCAAGCGGCGATGCGCCGGTTCGTCGGCGAGCCCGTCACGGGGCCGGTCATCTCGGCCCCCATCCCGCTCCAAGAGCACTTGGAGGAGGCCGTAGGGCTCGCGTGGGTCGCATGGGCGCGCGGGGACGCCGAAGAGGCCCGCAAGACCCTCGCACGGGTCGAGCCCCTCATCGAGGCCCGCCGACACGGGAGCGGCATGACCCTGCTGGGCCTCCTGCTCTGGGGCCGTGCGCTCGTCGCGCTCCTCGACGGCGACCACGGGGAAGCCCGCAAGCTCTGGGGCCGAGCCTTGGAGGTCGGCACGACCTTCGGGCTCGACGCCACCACGATGCTCCGCTGGACGTACGCGGCGACGTTCGCGGGCTAGAATGGGCGAAGCCCCCGACCCGTGAGGGCCAGGGGCTTGCCGGTTGCCCCCGGAGGGCCTCCCCTCACTTCGGGAGGTTCACGCGGGGGGTGCTCGCCACCATCTCGACGAGGTTCTCGACGATTGCCCGCTGCGCCTTCGGGAGGGCGACGAGCTTCTCCTCGAAGTCCGGCGCGAACTCGACGACCGTCTTCTTGACGAAGAGCGACCCGTAGACCTCGGCCGGGAGGCTCGCCTCGGAGGCGAGGAGGTCCGCACCCTTGCGGGCCTTCGGGGCCGCCTTCACCATCGCGACCTGGGCCGAGCCCAGGGTGCCCTCGACGGCCGCGTTGTTCTCGCCCGAGAGGGCCGCCGCAGCGATGCCCTTCTCGCGGATGAACGCCTTGAGGGCGTCCAGTTCCTTCGTGAGGCGGTTCACCTCACGGTTCGCCTCGATGGCCGCGTCCACGATCTCGACCACGTTACCCGCCGCAACCATGTCCTTCGCGCTCTTGTTCATCGGAGTCTCCCGCCGGGAACGCGACCCGTCCGACCGTCGGACTTGGGTGGCTTCGCGGCTTGTGACTCCTCTACGAGGTGAGCCCGGCAGGTACCAACGCGACCCCGAAAGAAAATCGACCCGGCAGGTTCAACCCCACCCCGATAGCTCAAATCCGGCCACAAGGTGTACGGAACCCTTACCCGCCATCCTCCCTCTCGGAGAACGGGGCTCCCGACAACCAACCCTGCAACCCGCTTCCGAGCTACCTCGGAAGCTCGTTCTCGTGAATCCAGCAGGCTTCCCCTGCTAGCTCACTCGAACCCGCTGCTCTTGCCGTACACGCTCTACAGCTTGCTGCTGCTCTCACACCACACGTTGCCGATGCTGCACTCGTCGTACTCTCACGACTCGTACTTGCTGAACTCGAACCTGATGCTGTTGCACTCGAACTACTTGCTGTTGTCGTACTTGCTGTCGCTGAACCTGAACTCGAAGCTGCTGAAGACGTTGAAATCAGAGGGGAGACAGAGGTGATGGTGCTCAAGTTTCCCTAGACTGTCAGTTCAGAGAGATACTCTGAACTGTGGTGAGAACCTATCGGTCTGGTCTTCACCTGCTAGGTACTTCGGAAGGAAGGCTAGGGGTTCCGTCCTAGTTCTTCCTGCTCACCTACCGAGAGAGTACCTCTCGGACGCCGTTGGAAGCTCCCTTGCGGGCATCCAGCTTCCACCTGAGCAACGAGCTTTTGTCGGACCTCCGTGTTACGGGAGCGTCGTCTGAGGAGCCTGACAACCTCAGCCTGGATGAGGGCTGGGAGGGTCTAGCAGAGGGCTTCGAGGGCGTGCAACAGAAATCTGTTGCGCCTCCTGAAAGCCTGCGGGAGAAGGGTCGGATGACGCCCACGACGATTCTGACGCTGGCTGACCTGTCGGAAGCACCGAAGGTGAAGCTCGCGCTTCCCGTGCTTCGTTCGGGTGACCGGGTGAAGCTCGCCTTCCGGCTGCGCCGTCAGAACGCTGGCCGCTCGGAAGTCCTCGACGTGAACGGCGAGTTCCGAGTGGCTTCGGTGAGCCTGTCGGTGGAACACCAGTTCGTCTCGGTTGAGTCTGTCGGGAAAGCGCCCGCTTGGCGGGCCGTCAGGAAAGACACAAGCTGGAAGCGCCCGCTGCCTCCGGCGCGCTTTCCTCCGACCCTCCTGTGAGCCCCGCATGAACCTCGACTCCCTCCCGACGGCTATCTGCGTCCCTGCTGGCCCCGAGAAGCACTTTCACCTCTACCGGGGTTCCCCGACCGAGATGGTGGCCGTGATGGCCGAGGAGATGGGCTCGAAGTCCATCGAGAAGACCGTCCGCGACATCCTGCTCGCCATCGCGCTGCACCGACGCATCGTCATCCGGCTCCCCGATGGGCTCGACGAGGAGACGCTCTCGGCTGTCTTCGTCTGCGCGCTCCTCGACACGAAGATTGCCCGCCCCGTACCCCTGGCTTGACCGTGGCGGGCCTTCGAGGCTCTCGGGCGGGCATCGGGAGCCCCCGGCGCGCTCGGCGCGTCCAGGGGCCGCCCTGGAGCCCTCAGAAGGGGATGTCTTCCTCGCCCACGTCCACGCGGACGGGTTCCGGCTCGGGGCTACGCTTGAGGGCGCACGCCCCGCAGAGGAAGCCGACGACCTCGCTCTCCCAGGGCTCCCACGGGGCAGTCTGGTAGCCCTCGATGATGGGCTCGCCGCCGCCCTCGGGGATGAGGGCTCCGCACTTGTCGCAGGTTTCGCAGTCGTCGTGGCAGAAGGTGGGCTCCATGCTCACGCTACGTGGCGAGCCGACCCCGTACCAACGCGAACGGACGATTTTCTACCGGCCCTAGAAGGTCAGACCACGACGCGCGCGGCTCTTGACCTGCTGCACCTCGCCTTGGAGGTCGCGGAGGAGCCGGAGCATATCCTGCTGCGCGTCCAAGGGGAGCTTCGCAAGCTCCCGTTCGAGGGCCGGGTAGGCGCGGCCCGTGGTCTGACGAAGGGTGGGGACGATGTGGCGGGTGAGGTCGCTCATGCTCGCTCTACGAGTTGAGCGGGGTCGGAACCAACGCGCCTTACGTTCCAAGGGGGTGCCGGTGTATAGGGGCTGCATGACCGGCATCCTCACCGACTACCGCATCCGAACGGCCGTCAACGCGGGGGACATCGTGATTGACCCCTTCCGGCCCGAGCACGTCAACCCGACGAGCTACGACCTCACCCTCGGCGACGGCGTGACCGTCTACACGAACTGGGTCGGCTACAACACCGAAGGGCCGCCCTCCGGTGGTCGGCCGCGCGACGGCTCGGACTTCTTCCCGCTCGACACCGTGCTCGACGTGCGGCGCGAGCCCGAGACGGTGAGCTTCCAAATCGACCCGAAGGCCGGATGGCTACTGAAGCCCGGCATCGGCTACCTCATGCACACGGTCGAGCGCGTCTCGACGAAGGTCTACGTTCCCATCCTCGACGGCAAGTCGAGCATCGGGCGGCTCTTCCTCCAGGTCCACGCGACGGCAGGCTACGGCGACCCTGGCTTCGACGGGCAGTTCACCCTGGAGGTCATCGTCCAGCACCCCATCCGGGTCTACCCCGGCATGAGGATTTGCCAGATTCGCTTCCAGGACATGAACGGCTGGGTCGAGCGCACCTATGACAAGACCGGCCACTACACCGGGGAAGCGGCCCAAGGGGCCGTTCCCTCGCAGGCGTGGCGGCAGTTTCTTTGATAGCCTCGGTGCAGTATGGACCCGCGATGGAAAACGGCAGCCTCGACCACCAAGACCGTTGAGATCGAGGCTACTATCCGCGTGCTCTACCCCGTGCAGGTGACCCTCGATGAAGAGGGTCGCGTCGTGGGCTACCTCTCGCCGACGGTGGACGAGATTCGCGCGAAGGTGGGTCGGCGGGAGGCTCGCATCCTAAGCGGGCTGCAAGACCCCGCGACGGGGCATCAGTTCAACGTCAAGAACCTGCCCTCGAAGTAGGCGTCAGCCAAGGTAGGCGACGACCTCTACGCGGTCGCCGTCGAGCTTCGTGAACTGAAACGCCATCGCGGTGTTGGCGACCTCGACGGGCGAGAAGGCGTCGGTCGGGTTGCTCTGGCTGACCCAGAGCATCAGGTGGCCGGACTTGACGGCCGCGTCACGGCCGTCGAGCATCTCGGTGAACTCGTAACCGTGCTTCTCCAGCACGTTCCCGGCTGCCGAGTGCGCGTGGCCCACGCTGCGGAAGCGTCCGTTGCCGTCGAGCCCGACCTTCCGAAGGTCGGCGTTGATGGCCCGGATGGTCTTCGTGTCCATCTTGGCGGACGCGGCGGTGCGGGTGCGGCGGTCGTAGCTGTACATGGGGGTCGTCCTTGGGTCAGCCGTCGAAGCCCATCTCGAATGGCACCTGGAGGATCATCACCGCGAAGTGTTCTCCGGGGAACTTCGCCCAACGCCATGTCGAGCGTTTCGGCAAGGTCATGAGAAAGCCATTGTTCGAGACGGCCTTCGCGGCGTCGGTGAGGATTTTGCGTGCCTTGGCCGAAGCAATATTGCTCTCTGGGAGATCCTTCACCCCAATGCTACCGTAGATGAGGGGCTTACCACCGCGTGTAGAGTGAGAGTCAACGCTAATTTTGCCGTACGTCAAGGCCCAACCATGCTTCGCGAGCTTAGGCTCGACCATCGAGGTCACTCGGTCGAGGACGGACTCAAGCTCCTTGAACATGGTGTCCTGCGCGAGCTTCGAGCTTGTCGCGGCCTCGAACGCCAAGAGGGCAACTTTGGAGGCCCCCTTCAAGGCCGTGATGACCTTGTTCGCGTCACCCTTCACGTCGAGCCTATCGAAAACGTCCGAGGCCATCTTGGCCGGAACCGACGACGTGTTGATGTAGACCCACGGGTCGATGTCGGCGACGCCTTTCGCATCGACCTCGACGCGGAGCTTGAAGTAGGAGGTGTCTTCGGCCCAGACCTCGCCGACGTACCCTTGCGAGCCGCCGTCCTGGTAGAAGTCGCTGCTCTTGACACGCCAACCCGAGCCGAGTTCGCTCGCGATGTCATGGATGGCCTCCTCGGCGGCCTCCAACACGGGCGGTTGGTCGCCACCCGCGACGCGGGTGCTCAGGGCGGCGAGCTTCGCAGCAAGCTCGTGACGGGAGGGGTTCGGGCCAGAAGCCTCGGCAAGAAGCCCCTTGAGAGCCGCCGTAAGCTCGTGCGTGTTCGCGATGCGCTTCATGCTCGTGGTAGCCTTACAAGTAGATTCAGCCGTTGAGGTAGTGGAGCCCGAGAAGAATGGCGTCCACGAGGAGGCCCCCGAAGAAGAGCCCGACCCCGAAGCCGTCCTGCCAGACTTCCATCTCGGTCGGCGCGGCGGGCTTCTCTGCGACCTCGCCGATGCGGCGGTTCTTCGGAAGACGGTCGATACGAGCGAGGGTGGCCGGAGCGATGTAGGCGTTCGTCATACCTCCTCTACGAGGTGAGCCGCCCAGCTATCAACGGCCGAAATCGATTTGCCAACGGCCGACCCGGATGGTCGCCATGTAGAGGCGGAGGGCCTCCTCGGCGAGTTCGGGCGACCAGGGCACGTCGGCCTCGGCGAGCGTGCTCTCGCGCGCCGAGAGGCGGTTGTAGTGCCCGGTGG